ATGGCCAAGCCTTTTCCCATCAGCCCCAAGCACCCCGAACGCATTTGCTGGGGTTGCGACAGGTATTGTCCCGCCACTTCACTGGCGTGTGGCAATGGCTCCGACCGGACGATGCATCCGGCCGAGATGATCGGAGACGATTGGTATTTGCACGGGGACTGGGGCATCGACCCATTGATTGCGGTGGTACAAATAGCGGAAGATCCCACACCGAAGGATTGAACGGCTGCCCTGAAAACCCGTAATCCATGGGGTAGAAATTTTTTTGAAATCAAGGGGTTGCCAGCCTCGGGAAATCAGTACATAATTCACGCCATCGAAAGCACTGACCGCTCAAAAAGCTCAATGTTTTCAAGGAGTTAGATCGAGATCTTACTCCAAGTTTGTACACATTTGATGTTGTGCTACATGACATCGGATGTTTGAGGCCGAGTAGCAAAATGGTTATGCAGTGGATTGCAAATCCACCTACGCCGGTTCGATTCCGACCTCGGCCTCCACTTTAAACAAGCTCCGTAGATCTATGATTTACGGAGCTTTTTTATTTGCATTGTCCGGTAAGATTTAGTCTTGAAATGGGCCTTTGCGAACTTGCTTCACCGGGGCGGGATGTATATATTTCCACCTCTGCTGCACTAGCGTCAGAGCTGCCGATTGTTTATTTGCAGTATTCAGACCGCTTCACCGCGCTACCGCCCGAATGGCGAAACTGGTAGACGCATGGGACTTAAAATCCCCCGCTCGTAAGGGCGTGCCGGTTCGATTCCGGCTTCGGGCACCATTTAAAATCAAGGGTTTGCGGGCGAAAGCTGATGCAAACCCTTGTTCGTTTCCGGTCCGCTATTTTGGAGTTGGTCCGCAATTCACTTAGTCGGGGATACTTTTTTGCCCAAGCGATTTCGGATGTACTGCTCCGTCATAACTACCGTCGTATGCCCAAGTTGATCCCTCGCTTGCATAATATCGCCACTTGATTCGGCCTTATCCGTACCTGCCTTTGCGCGCAAATCCCGCATCTGAAATTCAGACTTCGCAACACCGGCCGCCTCCCTGGCCAAATCAAACCTTCTCCGCAACATGGCGACCGTCATCGGTGTGCCGTCTTCCGTAACGATCAGCCGCGTCGAGCGGACCTTGTGTTCCGTCTTCCGGGACATGATTCGATCAATCAAAACCTTCAGCTCGCCCGTGATTTCGATTCGACGCTTCGCTTTTGTTTTTGCCTGCAGGACCCAAATCTGCCCGTCACGAACGTCGCGCTCATCCATCAGCCTTGTGTCGGTAACCCGCTGACCCGTCAAATAGGCAAGGTCCATCGCGTCTTTCAAGCCGACGTCTGCCTTATCGTGCACGCGCTTGAACAGCGCGTCCTCGACGTACGTATCGCGTCCGGTTTCCTTGTTGCCCTTAATGCCTGCACACGGGTTGGCCAGAGAGGTGTAACCCTTGTCCCTTGCATAGTTCCAGATAGCACTCAGCAGCGCTTTCTCGCGATTGGCCCGGACAGGTGCAGCCTTCCGCCAGGTCAGGTACTGGCGGACATGCAGGGGCTCGATCGTTTCCAGTGGTGCCGGTGGATCATCGAAGAATGCGATGAGATTCTTCATCTCTCGCTTGTTGTCCGCCTGGGTGGCTGTGCCTTTGCTGGGGACGATGTCGACCATGTATTTCTCGGCGACGTAGCGGAAGGTGATCACCTTAGCGACCAAGTCGGTCGCTGTGCGATCGCGCTCCAGCTTGGCGTACGCCATGATCGCCAGGCCATAGTCGCTACCCAGCGGAATTTCCTTGCGGTCCTTTCCGCCGGTGTCGTAGTAGTAGAAAACCCGGCCGCTGGCTTTTTTCCGCTCGCGCAGCCGAGCTATCGAACCGGGTTTGCTTGGTCGTCGTCCCATGTCAGCTAGCCTTGCGTGGTGTCCATGCGGGTTTTTCAGCTTCAAACATACCGACTGCGGTCACGGCCATGGCAGTAACACTTGGCCATCCGTTCACTTTGATCGTGTGCCTGACGCCATTCTTCTTCAAATTGAGGATTTGACCTGCCTTGGTCCGCGCGCCAGTGAGCTCGCAAACCTCCTCGTGGGACAGAAACTGGATGCTCATGAGCTGCTCCATGCCGCGCGTGGCGGCAGAAGGTGGGGAGTGGGTTTAGTCGCTGCTTTAACTGGAGCTGCTATCGCTCGAGCTGGACGAACTGCAGCTGTCGCTCGACGAGTAGCTGCTGCCACTGTCATAGCTGCTGTGACTGCTGGGTTCGCAATGGCTGTGTGAGCGGGGTGGCTCGTACGAATCGACCTGATTGAGAGGGCTGAACGGGCTCAGCGGATTCAATGGGTTGAGCAGATCCGATGACGGCTCAGTCCTGGTGGCCTGGGATGACGAAGCGGAGAAGCTGCTGGCAGATCGGCCGGCCGCTGTTGGCGTGGCATGTTTCTCGGCGGCCTTGCGGCGAAAGCGCTTTTTCAGGAAATCGAACATGCAGGATTACTCGCCCGCCGTTAACCGGCAGGCTGCAGAGTAGGGAGGGGTTACTGCTAACGGGTCATGGTTTCCAACTCATGCCAACGCGAAAAACCATCATCAGGTTGTGATGGAGAGGCACTTTGAGCACGTTGTCGAAAAACTCGCCCTTTCCAGAGATGAATCCCGTAGGCACCTTGCTTCCTGCGATCCCGAATTCTCGCCAGCATTCTTCGCCGCCGTTCTCGTCCCAGTAGACGCGCTCGCGTTTCGGAATCTCATCGTAGGTTTTCATGAACGCGGAGTGGTCCGGGATATCACAGATCCGGCGCCATGCGGGATGGCGTTTGCACCAGTCGGCGGCATGCTGAGAAGCTTGCTCGGCAGAGTAAAATTCTTTGGTGTTTTGTTCGGTCATCGCCGCGGCCCCTTGTAGATGAGCCAGGCCATGTAGGCGAGGGCGCAGACGGGGACGATCATGGCGTCACCTTCTGCCCGAGCATTACGTTGGCGACCACTTCCCAGAGCTGAGCCGGTGACCACTGGTACCGGTCGAAGTCGCCATCTGGCTCGATGCCAATAACGCAGCTCGATTGCGCACCGACTGTTCCTTCCCAGCCCTTTTTCATGATCGTCGCCACCTTGCCATCACCGCCTGGCTCGGTTCGATGAAAATCGTAAGCCCTCATGTGGTACGTCGATCCTGCAGCAATCACCTGTTTTTGCGTCTGCAACATTTCCACGCGTCCATTCGGTACCCACGGTCGACCGCCGCGCGCGCTTCGAGCACCTTCATGGAGGTAGAGCTCGTGGGTTTCCTGCTTGAAGCAAGCGGAGGCTGACGGCAGATCAGCATATTGAATGTTGATCTGCTCACCGACCAGGATCAGAGAGTCGAAGTCAAAGCGGTGGTTGTGGATCGCCGAGTGTGCGAAGCAGCTGCGGCGCGGTAACTCTGGATGCCAGACGTGCAGCCGCTGGTTGCCCTGGAGCTGGACCTGCACAAAGCCGAGGCCGTGCAGGGTGATCTTGTCGGTCATTACGTCATCAATGATCATGGCAAAGCTCCGCCATGCCGCTATAGCGGCTGACTTTGAAGGGGGAGGGAGTTACAGAGGTGTGGAGTACAGATGTACTCCTGTCGCGTCGGGCTTACCCGCGCAGTTCGACATCAGTTGTTATCGCTTTGACGACTACAGGTCCAAGGATCCGGACGCCTCGTTGGTCGTCCTTGAATGCGCGATTGATTCGGCCGATTGCCTCTTCCCTGGCCTGCCGATAAACCTGATCGATCTTGCAATCCGGCCCCCAGCTTCCAATGTTTGAGATCTCGATCGTAAGGGTCACCGTCGCACCGGTGGTGGTTCGGACTGTGGGTCGCTTGGTCATGGCAGTTCGTCCCCGACGATCATCTTGCTTGGGCCGAGCCGCACTGTTGCAATTTCTGCCAACAGATCATCAATCCGCTGATCTGCTGCGTTCAAACGCTGCTGCAGCGAGTCAACCATGTTCGCCGCGCGATCATACTCACCCTTTGCTGCACCCAGTTCATCACGCAACTCGTTGATTCGCTCCTGCGCCTGGTCCACGATCTGCTGTGCCTCGTGCACATCGATCCAGTTACCCATGGCTGTGTCCTCGAACTTCTGAACCGAGGTGCCTGACGGGGAAAGCAAAAAGGCATAGCGTGGCAGAGCATTCAGCTTGTCCCAGAAATCAAATCCTTCACGCGTTTTGATGTCACGCATCATGCAATCTCCATCGATACCAGATCATGGGCATTCACAACTGTCATGCCGAGGCGTTCAGCGATCAGCACTTCGAGGCGGGCGCCTTGCGACCTTTCCCAATCTGGCAACAGCGCGATCATTCCGCACAGTCCCAAGCGAGTCAGGTCGTAGGCCATGTAGTCGGCCCAGACCGCCCCCTCGACGATGCCGTGGTCTGCTGGGTTCTCGACTTCGTAGCCCTGGGCGCGGAGCTGCTCGGCGACCGCGTTGAAGGCCGGGTAGTTGAAGTCCTCGATCCCGGTCATGGGCCCGGCAACATAGACACGGTTGGCGCGGGTGGCTGCGAGGGTGACGCCTGGGGCAACGAATGCCCGAATGCGGTCCACTGCACGGTCAATCGGGCCTTGAATAAATGGCGGTGGAGGCTCGTTCGCTGGCGGCGTTGCCTGCGTGACGGCTGCAATCATCCCCATCAGAGAATCGGTAACGATGGTTCGGATATTTTGTGTGGGCATGGGGCGTCCTATGCCGGGTCATGCCCGGGCGGTGTAGGGTGGTGAGGGATTTCTAGTCTGGTGGCTTCATGCGATCATTCAGAAACGAAGGGAGGCTAAATGGACAATCAAATGGGTAAAGTAACTAGAGCTTTAACAAGTTTTTTGTTTGTTTCTACCGTATCGATATTGATAGCTTTTGTTTTTGCTATTTATTTCTATAGGCTGAAATTTGGTGGCGAGCTTTCAGGCAACTCAAGTGACTGGTCAAATTTTGGAAGTTATATAGGGGGTGTATTCGGACCTCTGGTCTCATTTGTAACGTTGATAGCTGTTCTGAAAACTGTTTACCTTCAGCGTGAGCTATTAGATGTACAGCGGAATGAGTTCAAGTCGATGCAAAATTTGCAAAGAGAAACCCTTGATTCTCAAATTGAGCAATTTAAGCAAGCAGCAGAGTCCGCGCGACAAGATCAATATCACCGAACGCTAGAACACCTATTAAGCATGATCGATAGGCACTCCGTACTGTACGGCAATATGGTTGACAGGCTCTCTGGTAGCTTGGAGACTTTGGCCGATTGGGCGTTTGAAGGTAGACCAGTTAAAAAAGAGCAATTAGTTGAACTGGCTGCCAAGAATGAGCGACACAAGCGCACGATCACAGGCTTGACTGGTTTAGCGATCGACCTCTCTCAAATAAGTTTTGCAACGATTGATGAGTTAAGAGAATTCTATCGTTCAGAGATGCATAAAATATTTTCAGCCGAGTCAGATAAAGGGGGAGAAGATTCACCGCTATAAACGAGGTAGGGTTATGCAGCTGCTTTCAGCGCTTCGATGATGCGCTGTCCTGCCAGCGGTGGTACCGCATTGCCAGCCATATGCATAGTCAGCCGGTGGTTATCCGGTCGCTTCGTGTCCGCGGGAAACGACATCGCGGCAAGCGCTTCGTTGGCGGAGAGCATTCGCATCTCATCGCCGCGCACCAAGGCCCACCGATCCAGCGTGGTGATGGTGCCGATCGGCCTATCCAGGCTGCGGCCGGTCAAGCCAGAGCCGGAACCGTAGTAGGGCATGATGAAGCGATCACCGAAGCGTTCTCGGCCATTCTTCACGCGAAGTAGCGTCGACTCGGCTCGGCCAGGCTTCACGATCTTGCTCCATTTGCCGGTTTCGAAGTCGATGAACGATGAGGCTGGAACATGCTTACGCTGATGCAACTGCAGGTTGAGTGGTGCCTTGCTTCGTGTGCAGACCAGGAACAGGCGCACTCGGTGCTGAGGCACACCGAGATCAGCGCAATCAACGACGTGGGGCGCGATCATGTAACCGAGCGCCGCCATTGCCTGCGACCATGCCGGGTACAAAGCCCAGGCCGTGAACTCTTCAACATTCTCGACCAGCACTACTTCCGGCCGGTGGAATTCGGCAGCCGACACAACTGCCCAGGCCGTTGACCTCGATGCATCGTGCTGTGCATTACCGGATTGCTTGCCGCGCGCCTTCGAATGGCCTTGGCAACAAGGCGAGGCCAGCATGATGTCGTGCGCGGGAACCTTCGACCAATCCGCCTGGTGCAAGTCTTGGCAGATGTGAATCGCGTCCGGATGATTGGCGCTGTGCCACTCAACCGCAATGGGCCAGTGGTTGGCGGCCCAGAGAATTTCTATACCGGCGCTGCGGGCACCGGTTGACCATCCGCCGAGTCCGGCGAACAAATCGATTGCTGTGGCCATAGGGTTCTCCACGCAGCCACAAGCTCGTCGGGCTGATATGCTGTTTGAAATTGGTTTTTGATGAGATTTTTAGGAGCGGGTATGCCCCAAGGAATTTGCAGGCTTTGTAAAAAAGAAAGCGATATTAAATTAAGTCACTTCATACCAAAATTTGTTGGTAAGTGGGTAAAGGAAACATCTGCGACAGGCTATATAAGATTCAATCAAAGTATAAATAAACGAGCGCAAGACATTATTAAAGAATATTGGTTGTGTGAGTCTTGCGAACAGCTTTTTTCCGGCTGGGAACGTGAGTTTGCTAATAGGGTTTTTTATCCTTTCATGAATGAAGGAAAGTCTGAGGCTCGTTACGGGGCATGGCTTCCGAAATTTTGCGCGTCTCTTTCGTGGAGAACCCTTACCTACGTACGTAGCCAAAACAGCGTCAGATCTGAAAAAGTAACTCAAGCGCTTGACACAGCTGAGAGTGCTTTAGCTTCTTACCTACTTGGGGATAGCAATACGCTGGGTAAATATGAGCAGCATCTATACCCCTTGGAGGGGATGACAGAGACCAGTGTCAAGGGGGCTCCATCCAACCTGAACAGATATTTTCTCAGAACTATGCAAATGGATTTACTGGAATCTGACTCAGCGTCAATTATTTATACAAAGATGCCTGGTTTTATGCTGCTTGGTCTGACCGGACATAAAGAGGCAAATAGTATGAGGTCAAGTCGAGTGGCTATGGGTGAAGGCCAGATATCGCCACGCACCTATAGGTGGCCAACAGGCTTTGCAGAGTACATGTTTGATAAAGTGAGATATATAGAAGCTATTTATTCTAGTATGGATCAAACCCAGAAGGACAAAATCACCAAAGCAGTTTTGGATAATCCTGAGCGTTTCAAATCGTCTCAAACATTTAAGGCGTTTCAGCACGACTTGGCTATGTTTGGCGACAGTGCATTTTCTAAAACTAATGAGCACTAGACGCTCGAAGCTAGGTTCTTTTTGCGTGACATCCACTGGCAGATGTCACGCAGTCGAAGCGAATTATGCGGAAAAGCTTCCAAGTGACAGCTTCGCGGCACTACCGATTTCTTTTTCTAGAACCGCCTTGAACTCCTGCGCAATGTTTTCACACTGAACCTCTTCACCGACCCAGCGCAGCTTCAGTGCCGGCTGTGCACCGCTGGTGATGACCGAGATTCGCAGAATGATCTCGCGCAGCTGCAGCCCTTCGAACGGTACGACCGAGAAGATCAGCGAAGTCGGCAGCGTTTCTTTGCTGGTCGCCTCGATGGCATCCATTGCGCTGCGGCTGGCGCGGGTCTCGCTGACGGTGTGATCGCTTTCCGACGATGCTTTTACCGTGATGGTGCGCACCGCGGCGATGGCTTTTACCAGGCTGATGTCCTGATTGTCTTCGCCTACGGCCGTCAGCGTGCTGTGCCAGTCCTCGATCCAGTCGCTCATGTCTTTTTGCGACATAGCGCGCCCGCTGATTGCCTGCACCGCCTGGTAACCGGCAGTTGCTTTCAGCTTGAGCACCGCCCGATCATCAGCGTGACCAGGCGCCGCTTCGGTGCCGAGGTTGAACAGCACCGAGCAGGTCATCTCATCTTGATTGATGAAGCCCTTGGCATCCACGACCGCCCGGTCGGTGACGTACTTGCCGAAGTCCAACAGGGAGTTGGTTGAGAAGGTGCCACGGAAGCGGCTGCGGAATGCGCCATAGGCTTCCAGATTGACCACCTTTGCGCCGTCAGGAATCACCACCGTAGGCATGTCGGTATCGAGCGCTTTCGCCGTGGCAATCAGCGCGTTATCGGTGATCAGTTGAATTGCTTCTTTCGTCAGGGACATTCGTCAGGTCTCTATGAGGGAGGGGGTCGAGCGGAGTAGATCGAGGGTCAGGTGCGGCGCGGAATAGGCGCCTCGTCCCGGGTGAACATTTGGTCGTGCTTCTCAGCAAACAGCGAGATCTTGCCGCCGATGCCGACGTACATCGGCGTGTCGAGGCTGGTGTTCTCGCTGCGGGTGCCGCGTTTGGTTGGCACCTTGTAGTCGAGCTTGTGCTTGATCTTCACTTGGCTGGATTCGCCGATCTGGCTGAAGTCCAGGGTGATCACCAACTTGCCGACCTTGCCGTGATCCACGACGCCGGCGGCGACTTCGGAAAGGGCGTGGCCGATTTGGCTGGCGAATGCACCGCCGTTCAGCTCTTCAAGGAACTCGGCGGTATCTGTTGCGATTGGCATTGCTGTTACCTCGGGTAGGCGCCACCTTCCGTGACCGAATGTGACAGTGAGTGGTGGCATTTTGATTTCGGATGGGGTATTGAGTAGATACTGGCGATGTGCCGGATCATGGAGCAGGTAAATGTCACTTTTGAACGCAAAGCGAATTGCAGACCTCACCGAACAAGTTGAAATTGAATCAAAAAAAATGACTGCTAAACATCAATCATTCAGAAAGCGAATAGATGAGGATGTGGTAGCGGGCTTTACAGACTACCTACAGAGCAATGGATTTGAGGTGACTAGGACCAGTGCCGGCTCGAAGGCGACATACAAGGCGCTTACCGTTGAGCTAGTACTGCCTGGGCCGAAAGAGGCTTACATTGGGATGTATCATTCGTTCACCATTTTTGTTGACGGGAAAGAGAAATTCGTAAAGGTTAATGCGAAATTCAAAGGGGAAGACGTCGCAAGGCCAGCGTTAAATGCCGATAAAGTCCAAGTTCTGGAATCTCAACTTGCTCAGCTTGAAAAAGGACTCATAGATTTCGAATTAGAGTCTTACAAGTTCGACTGTGCACAACTCGTCAAGAACCAGAGGGGTCAGCCAGTGCATAGAGAATCTATGTCTGAGGTGCTTGACTACTTGTTGGCCTAACCCCAACGTAATTCGAACCACCGTTCTGAACCTCTTCAGCTGTCGCGACCACTTTTCGGTAATTACGATTAAGGTCGCGACATACGGCGAAGCGGGCTGAATATCTACCAGGTGCGGAGGCGAGATTGACCGTGAAGGGGCGACACCGTCGCTGCCTTTCCTCTAACTCGTGACACTTGCCCAGCACCTGATGGGTGTTAGCCAGCGCCTTCGGCATAAACAGCATGCGTTTCTCTGGGCCGATCTGATGTAGTAGAGCCCGCTCCTTGGTGCGCTTGTCCCGGTGAATATCCGCAATGCTCTTGGCCACGGCCTGCTTCTTCAATTCCGTGGGCCGGTAGATCCAGCCATGTCTGTCGTCGGCGCTGGCGCACCTGGTTATTGATACGTCTCATGCAGCGACCTTCACCTGATGCCAGGCCCCGGCGGCGTAGAACAACCTCGCGGCCTGCACCTCTTCAAGCGACACCTCCGCAGGAACGGCGATCCATCCAGACGCAACCAGGTGGTTCGGGTTGCAGCTGTTCCGCAGCTCCAGGTAGTAATGCTCAATGGCATCCGTCAGGCGCCCGACCTTGGAGATGCCCTCCGGCGATATCTCCACCGACTTGACGTACTCAACGCCGCGCTCGTCTCGACACATGGCGCTCAGGTAGATCGTCCAGCGGTAGGAGAAGTCGAACAGAGCGTTGGCAATCGCCAAGCTTCGGATCTGCCGGCAGCTCTTCCAGTTCGCCATGACCTGGGCGCCGCTTGGGTCGATGTTCACGACCGCGACATGATTGGTCCGAAGCAATGACCGGCAGCTTCGTTCGGCGCGGGCGAAACCGTTGTTTGCTTTGCGCTTGCTCATAGATCCTCCGTGATCCGCCGCAGCGCGATGCGTTCTGCCCGGGTAGGCGAAGGCCGGCGGCGCTTGAGGACCGTGTCCGGGTCGACCTTATCGGAGCGTCCCGGCCGCGGCTTCATTTCGGCGCTGGGTTCGGCCTGAGGTTTGCCGCCGGCGCCGAAGAACTGCTCCAGTTTCTGGTTGAGGTGCGCAGTGACCGCGTCTTTCGGATGAGGCATTGGTACGCCGATCATGGCTGCGCTCCGTAGTAGGCGAGCACGACGAGCGCCACAGCGCAGACAGCCGTCCAGCGGAAGAGGGATCGACCGAAGCGATTGGTGGTCACCCGAACCCCTTCGAAGAAGTCAGCATTCTTCTCCAACTGCTTCGCGTAATCGCAGGCCATGCCGTGGCCTTCACGTTCGCCGCGGGAGAGGCCGGTGGAGCGATCGATCACGCCGAACTTGTTCTTGCCCAGCGGCACAACGTTAAAGCGTGGCGCTCGCACCGGCTCTTCTCGTCCGATCATCTGGAAGATCTCCGAGGTGGACATTGCAACGCGAGCCCGCAACACCTGCAGGACCGCTTGTTTTTGGCGAATGGTCTGGTTCATGACGATTCCTTATGGTGGGTTGCGTCTATTCGTCAGCACTCGGCCCTCCTGCTGGTTGGCGTTGGGCGCAGGGGGAGAGTGCTGACGGATAAAGGCGGGGAAGGGTGCAGGCGCCGGAACAGCCCGGATGTGTCGAGTCTGGCCAGCTATGCTCTCGGACTCGCCTGCGGTGTTCGTCTTCGTTTTGGTTGGGCCTACCTTTCGGCTGATGCGCGGTGACATCCTCGGCCCTGCTGTCCGCTGCCTGTATGAGTGTTGGGCGCCGCCTTCAGGCTTGCTGCGCCACGCAGGCGGATCGCTTACTGGTGCATGGGTGCAAATCCTCCGTACTGGGTTGGTTGATGTGCGGGGGGCCGCATTGCGCGGTGCAGAATCATCCGCATCGGGGTGTGATCTGCCTCGAGCCACCGACCCGCTAATGCAGGGCCCTCGTCGCAAGCGGATCACACACCGATGCGCTCTCATTGAGAGGATCGGGCAGTTAACGGCAGGCTGCCGTGGCGCTGCTTGTTCTATCGTCCTACAGCTTCCAGCTCGGCGTGCTTGGCCTTGAGCTTCTCGATCAGCTCCAGGCGCGCTTCACCTGACAAGGTGTGTGCGCCGTAATAGAGGCCCTCGGAAATGGCGCCATCGAATTCCATGGAGCCGGTGGGGTGCCATAACTTGAATTTAATTCGGTTGGTTGGTCGCTTTGCCATGTCATTCCCTCGGTTGTCATCCCGCTGCACCCTGTCGCCAAGATGCAGAAGTGATGTTGTCCGCTACGCCTTAGCCTCGTCCTGAATCCGCTGGTAGATCTCTTGGCGATGTACCGCGACATCTGCCGGCGCCTCAACCCCCAACTTCACTTGTTTCCCGCTAACACTCAGCACTGTGATGCTGATGTCGTCATTGATGCGGATGGTTTCGCCTGGCTTGCGGGTAAGTATCAACATGGTCCTGCTCCTTGGTTGTCATCCCAAAGCACCCGGCTACCCAGGCGCTTCAGTGATGCTTTCCTACCAATCACCCGCGCAATACCTGGCGTCAGTCACTGGCTTGAATCGAATGTCGTGCCTCACCGGTGCGCCGGCACGCCGTGCGCCTCAGTTCAGCTTTCTGTTCCTGGCCGCTGTTACTCGCCACCTGCGGACTGGGCGCTAATTTCTTTCCATACGTTTACGGTTTGGGCTGTTAGGGCTACTCAGATACGGCGCACTTAGGTGGGAGTCGCCCACGCCGGGTGCGTCAGTCTTTTCGCTGGCTAATAGCTTTTAATCGATCAGATTATTAAAGAGCAGCAGGCCTCTCGACCCTTCGCAGCTGGCCCCTGATTGGGGGCCGGTTATGATTGAGTGAATATAAGCCTACTTATTTGTTACGTCAATAAGCATGCTTATATATTTTATCGGAGACGATAAAAAGCCCGCTCAGTGGCGGGCTTATTTCACGCTTCGCAGTACTGCCGCCAACCGATCCTGACGGCGCCATCCTCCAAGGACTCAACCATCACACCGACCGTTTCGCTAATCTCGTCAATGAGTCTCTGCCAGTCCTCGGTGGTTTCATGATCGAGCCTTGAGACTGTGACGGCCTGGATCTTCTGTACGCCTGGCGCTGCAATGAGCGCCTGCAGGCGCCGGCCGGCGAGTTCGTAGGACGTGGTTGTCTGAACTGTAGGAGTCGAGGGGGGAGCCATGCGGTTTTCCTTACCGTTAACTGTATGAATAAACAGTATTTTATTCATAGATAAAAGGCAAGGCGAGCAGAGTACTTTTGTACTCCTCTAAAGAATGGACGAAAAAAAACCGCTTGTGGGCGGGCTTCAAATGGGGTCCATGAAATGAACACCTCCACGCTATCCGTTTGAATGAATAGGGTCCGTGCGCGATTCTGTCTATTTAAGCCTACGGCTACTTGTCTGAAATGCTCGCCCTCCAATCCCCGCTCCAACCTTCACCTACTTGATTGGTAGCGGGCTAACACCGAGATCAGTTCTTGAGTGGAGATGGTAGGGCGAGGAGGCGCTCAAGGTGCGGGACGGCCTTCGCATCTTTTTCCTTGAAGTACGAGACTGCTTTTCTTGGAAGCCATACCGTATGGAAGTGGTTTCTGAAATCTGCCAATACCTCGTTCGGGTACAGCTTTGGATAGACTATTCGGCCATCTTCGAAAACGTGCTTGTATGTTGGCAGGGCATCGGTATCGATCCCTTTCTCGTCGCGCAACCATTTGCAGAACATTCGGCCTTCCGATATATCAGGCAACATGCGGTCTGGCAGGGTGTAACCCGAATCCTCCATGGGCGCAATCAGCACCAGGGCCATTTCGTTCAGCATTGAAAAATGGGTGTATGGCACCTGCTCGCGATTCGCCAAATATCGCCGAAGATGGTAGGGAAGGAGATTTTCAGACTTCCCCTTTCCTCCAAGCCATTCGCGTACCCATTGCGAGACAGCCACTGCAAATCTGGGAGAGCACCACTGACCGAGATTTATCGCAACATCGGGATGGACCCATGTGCCGCGATTTTCGTTTGTGCCGTTCATAATGGTGAAAACAAGCTGGTCCATGGGAATTCCCATGGACCTCGAAAGCTCAGTCATGAACTCGCCGGTTGCCCGGAGTCGGGCATAGTCCGCGAAAGCCTTGCCTGAGGCATTGCACATCGACGTTGCGTTCACGTATCCATCGGAAGCCCGCTGGTGGATAAGCGCGCCCTCTACTCGCCTCGGTATGAGGTCTAACTGAGTCATTCCAAGTACCTCCCCAAAGAGCCCAATCGGGCAAAAACCAGCTGCATGCTGGACGGTCAAGCTTTATTGCGTTCCAGCCATTTTATTCAGGGCTTGGATAGATCTTTCAATGTCTGCAGCGGTTGCTGTACTGGTTTCTGCCGGACGATTCTTGGCATGTCAGAATTTTTGCAACGCCCGCACGACGACGCCCACGATCCGGCAATGCTCGTCAAACGGTTCAATTGGGTAGCCAGGGTTCAGAGGCTTTAGGAACAGCTTGCCGCCGTCATTCACCAGTTTCTTGAAAGTCGCCTCATTGCTTTCCGGTAGTTTGGCGATCACTAGCTTGCCTGGCACGGCCTCCGCTTCGGTGTCCACCAAGATCAGCGTGCCTTCGGTGACGCTCTGCCCGATAGGCGAGGTCATTGAATCTCCTTTGACCTCGAGCCAAAAGGCAGGGCCTTTGGAATCGTATTCTGAAAATTCGTAGCGATCCGAGAAGCCGGCCGGGTAGGGTTCTACCGCTTCGGCCCAGGCGCCAGCGGCAACCCAGCTGATAACTGGGTAGCGGAAGGACTCAGCTTGCTGGCGTGCTTCGCCGACATTTGAGCCTGACTTCGCGGCATTGGTCATTGGGCCAATATCCTCAGACAACCATATTGCGCTCACGCCGCACGCATGCGCGATCTTTGGCAGATGTGCGCTTTGAAGATTCTTCCCGGTTTCCAGCTGCGAAATCACTGGCTGCTCGACTCCAGCTTTTAGGGCGAGTGCCTTTTGCGTCAACTTTGCGTGAATTCGTGCGGATTTGATTCGTTCGGCGAGTGTGCTCATCCGTCGGAATTTATAAGTTTCCTTATCGGCTTGCAAATAAGTGTCCTTCTACTTAGGATATAAGCATGCTTATTAGGAGGGATCGAAAATGACTCCCATCGAAAGGCTCGTCGACTTCTTCGGCGGGCAGACCAAAACAGCTCTGGCTCTCGGCGTTTCTCAGGCTGCGGTTTCGTACTGGGCGTCTGGTATTCACCTGATGAGTGCAGCGAAAGCTTTTAAAGCAGAAGAGCTTACAGGCGGACAAATCACCGCACGTGAGCTTTGCTCCCGCCACCAAACAGCCCGCAAATCAGCCGCCTAATAACCACATCTGCGGAAGTGAACCAATGGCCTACGACAACAAGTCGCATCGCAACACCCACCAGCTGAAGTCGCGTCTGAATGACGACGCCTACGCCGACCTCGTGACTGAGGCAGTCGAACGCAAGATTCAGCCTGGCGCATTGGTTCGCGATCTCACTCTGGCGGCTTTGCAGTTCAAGCGGGATTACGGGTATTTCCCGCTGCTTGACGACAACGAGCTTGATGGATTTCCGGCGCTGGGCGAATTGGCTCGCGAGCTGAAAATTCAACCTGGAGCGCTGGCGCGCGAGCTCATTCGATCAGCCCTGCAAGCCAAACGCGAGCAGGACGCCATTCCCCAGATCAACGAAAAGAAACTCAGAGCCTGACAAGACCAGGGAGGAGGCGCCAATGCCTGCATTACCAGAAGTAGGGCAGTACACGCAGGACGAGAAAGATGAGCTTGAGCGATGGGCTGACGACGTCGGTATCGGCATGGGACAGCTGGCCGACCGGATCTTGCAGATAACAGAGCAGCGCGTAGTCGAGCGGCGAAGTGCTGCTCGCCTCGCAGCAGATAAAGCAGCTTTGCGAAGCCATCTCGCCGCTCACTGCGCACAAGGGGCTCAGGCAGAAAACGTGGTTTCGATTTTCCCTGGCAGGTAACGGACCGGCCCCTAATAAGGGGCCGGACCAGGAATTGATCCAAGCGGGCCTGGCACCTAATAAGGGGCCAAAAAGAAAAGAAGGTCATGGGTTCATCCCTGATCATTTGATGAACCAATGATCGCCTTGTTGGCATAACGCCACCACGGAAACAGAAACGAGGTTTTACGAATGGACAAGTTCTTGCGGGCCTGCCACGACGCGGTCAAGGACAACGAAGCGAAGTCGCTGAGCGCCAAGATGGGTGTTCCGCATGTGAGCCTGCTCCAGCGCGCAAACCCGGACAACGACGCTCACCACCTGACTATTGAGCATCTGTACGGAATCTTGCTGCACACCGGCGACAAAGGTCCGCTGGTGGCCTTGGCTAACGAATTCGGTTTTGACTTGGCGGCGCGCGAGCGTCCTGCTCCGAAACCGCTGCTGACTGCGCTGGGTCACCTGTCAGCAGAGTGCGGCGACGTGGGTCGATTGATCTTCGACGCGACTGCGGACAATCACATTAGTCAGCACGAAAAAGCCCAAGGCGATAAAGCCATCCAAGAAGCCATCGACGCGCTGCATGTTCTGCGCGAGTCGCTTAAGGCGGCCTGAAATCCAGGCACAAAAAAGCCGACGGAGAAGGTCGGCTGATTCGCGAAACTAGAGAGGCCCGATTATGCATAGTCAAACCGCTTCAATCAATACCCCGACCAATGTCGCGACACGATTTGCCGAAACTAAAAATGTGTCGCGGACTATGTCCTCTCGCGAAATCGCCTACCTGACCGGCAAGCGCCATGACAATGTCATGCAGGTCATTCGCTCGCTCGTTGCTGATCAAATTTTAACCCCTGAATCTCAGGAGTCATCGTTTGAGCACCGCGGCAACAGTTATGCCTGCTGGCAGTTGAGCAAGCGCGACAGCTTGGTACTTGTCGCGCGCCTATCGCCAGAATTCACGGCGCGCATTGTTGATCGCTGGATGGAGCTTGAGTCACGGCAGGTGGTCACGCTGCCCGACTTCTCCAATCCGGCTGCTTCCGCTCGAGCATGGGCTGAACAGTTTGAACTGCAGCAGGCTGCTCAGGAGGCACTCGCCTTAGCGGCGCCGAAGGTCGCATTCGTTGATCAGTACGTCGAAGCCGCTGGCTCGATGGGCTTTCGTCAGGTTGCCAAACTACTGAACGCCAACGAGCGCCAGTTCCGCCAGATGCTGCTGGACAAGGGCGTCATGTATTACCTCGGCGGTGTGCTGACTCCATACAGACAACACCAAGAAGCCGAGCGCTTTGAAGTCAAGACTGGCACCAGTGAAAACAGTGGCCACGCATTCAGTCAGGCTCGCTTCACGCCAAAGGGTGTGCAGTGGGTGGCCGGGCTGTGGTCGGTATATCAGATGGAGAATTCACAGTGAGCACCATCATCATGAGCGCCTGCTGGCCATTACAGGGCATGAGTGGCCCTCAAAAGGCTGTGCTGATCTCCCTGGCAGACAACGCTAACGATGAGGGCGTTTGCTGGCCTTCCGTTGCTCGTATCGCACAGAGAACCTGCCTTGCAGAACGCACCGTTCAGGCGGCCATCAAATGGCTGTGTCAGGTTGGACTTATGTCGGTTCGTGAGCGCATGGGTCGTTCGACTATGTACACCCTGACCCCGGCAGCATATGCACCCCCGCAGGAGCTTCACCCCGCAGCAGATGCACCACCACCCCCGCAGCTCACGACACAAACCCCCGCAGCAGGCGCACCCAGAACCGTAATAGAACCACCAAGTGAACCATCACCTCTTGTCGGCGATGAGCAAACGCTGAAAGTCTCGAAGGCGAAATGCCCAACCCAGGCAATCGTGGATTTGTTCAACAAGACCATTCCTGAGTTTCCTCGAGTTGTGATGCTGACCAAGGATCGGATCACCAAGATCAACGCTCGCTGGAACGAAAGCGACGTGCACCAGGATCTCAGCTTCTGGGCTGAGTACTTCGCCCTGGTTCGCTCGAGCAAGTTCCTGATGGGGGAGGTGTCTGCTTCTGGTGGCAATGCGTTCCGTTGCAACTTCGACTGGCTGATCGCCCCGAGCAACTTCGTGAAGGTTGTCGAGGGCAATTACCATGCGTGATCCGCACAGCATCGAGGCCGAACACGGCCTGCTTGGCGCGATGATGCAGCGCCCTGAGCTGATCGACACCCTGAGTGACGACCTGTCCCCCGAATCGTTTTTCTTTCCCGAGAACGCCGAGGTTTATCGGGGGATCGTGGCGCTTCGCTCGGCTGGCAAAGCTGTCGACTTCCTCACGGTTGGCAATCACGTTGGCACTCTGCTGGGCGGAACCCCTGCCTTCGCCTACTGCGCCGAAATCGTCAACGGCACTCCCAGCGTTGCCAACGCCAAGACCTACGCGGAAATTGTGCGGGAGCGGGCGATCGAGCGAGCCCTGTTCGACCTGGGCGGCCAGGCCATGGATATCGCACACAGCGATCAGGATGTGCAGGCGAAGATCGCCGCCGTCCAGGCTGCGGCCATGGCGATTGACTGCGGCTCGGGTGATGACGACATCGTCAAAGTCGGTGACGTGCTGATCGATCAGCTGGAAGTTTGGCAGGACCGCCACGACCGCCATGCTCGCGGCGAAACTCTCATCGGTATATCGACCGGCCTGAAAGACCTGGACGAGAAGCTGGGCGGTCTGCAGCCCGACCACCTGTATATCGTTGCAGGGCGTCCAGCGATGGGCAAGACCACCCTGGCGATGGGCTTTGTTCTCGAGGCGGCAGTGCGTCAGAGCAAGTCTGCTCTCGTCATCAGCCTGGAGATGAACAAGGGACAGCTGCTGGATCGCGCCGTGGCGTCAGAAGGACGCATTCCGCTCACCATGGTGAAGAACGGTACGGCGTGCCAGAGCCACGGCGCGGAGCTCGCGGCGGCGGCCGGTGTGCTGACGCGGGCCCCACTGTACATCGCTGACCGCGCCGGATCGTCGATTGGCCGCATTCGCTCATTGGCTCGCCGCCACAAGATGCGTTATGGGCTGGACCTTCTGATGATCGACTACCTGCAGCTGCTGGAAGGCGATGGCGGCAATCGGACTGAAGAGGTCAGCAGCATCAGTCGCGGTTGCAAGTTGCTCGCCAAAGAGCTGGGCATCCCCGTCGTGCTGTTGAGCCAGCTCTCCCGCAAATGTGAAGAGCGTCCGAACAAGCGGCCAATCCCCTCGGATTTGAGGGAGTCAGGCGCCATCGAGCAAGACGCCGACGTGATCCTGTTCGTCTACCGCGACGAGGTCTATCACGAAAACACCGAAGCCAAGGGCATTGCCGAAATCATCATCGGCAAGGGTCGTGACATCGAGATGGGCACCGTCCGCGCTGCCTTCCTCGGCCAGTACAACCGTTTTGAGAACCTTGCTGCCGGGTGGAAGCCAGAGCCTGTCGAGCAGCCGGAAAAAGTAACGAGCCTCTCCAGCCGATATGCCAAAAAGGAAAGATTCTGATGACCGCCCTCGAAAAACAGGTGTCCGGTAGCCACTACAAGTCGCTGAAAATCCAGCCCATAGAATTTATTCACGCGAACAACATTCCTTTCGCCGAGGGCAGCGTCATCAAGTATGTGACGCGCTGGCGTGACAAGGGCGGCATTGCCGATCTGGAAAAGGCAAAGCACTTCCTCGAACTGCTGATCGAACTGGAGCAGGCGAGAGCGCCCGAATGAAGGTGACCTCGAAGAAGCTTCGCGCCTCGGCCAATGGCCAGGACTGCACCGTCCGCTTGCCGGGCATCTGCAACCACAACCCGGCCACGACTGTTCTCGCGCACTTGCCGTGCGGCCAGAAGGGCATGGGCATGAAGGGCTTCGACACTGTCGCGGTTTACGCATGCGGCGCCTGCCATGACGTCATCGACGGCCGTGGCGCTGGCGAAGTGGATTGGCAGGACATGCTCAGGGCTGTGGCGGAAACACATGAGGCCCTGATTCGGGCCGGGATACTGAACGTTAAGGGGGCTGCATGAACGAAATCTTAATCCATCTCTGGCTAGCCTTTTTCCTGGTCACCTTCTGCGGGTGCTTTGTGGGTATTCGCCGTCTTGATCGCAGGCGCCGGATTGCGCGAGGTGAGCGTAAATGAAGCCAGCCGCCATGAAGCTGTTCAAGCAGAAGCCGGTGCGTGCCAAGTCAGTCGACCGTGAAGGTCAAGAGCAGGCCGCGTTGCTGTCCGAGATCGAACTGCGGTATCCGCAAGTGTTCGAGCTGATCTACCACGTCCCGAATGGTGGTCACCGGCACAAGCAGGTGGCGATGAAGTTGAAGCAGCAGGGGGTGAAGGCCGGTATTCCTGACCTGGTGCTGCCAATGGCTCGCGGCGGGTTCTTTGGCCTGTACATCGAATTCAAAGCCACGGTTGAGCCGGCGCCGGTATCGCCCAGCCAGGCCGCCTGCATTCGTCGGCTGAATGACCAGGGCTATCTGGCGGTGGTGTGCCGTGGACACTTCGACGCCATGGAGCAGATCCGCGCTTACCTTCGACTCGCACCGACCGTGGTGGCCGCATGAGCACCGCCGTCGTTAACCTCTCCGACGCCGAGATTCGCAGGCAGGCCGCTGACTCATCAGTGCATACGCTGCGCGACCCACGTCACCCCGGTCTCTATTTTCGATTCAGCGAGGGGAGGGGGCGCGGTTCCTGGTATCTGGTGGTGAGTCGTTCGTGGCGGCGTATCGCTGGGTATCCTGACCTCAAGGCCAATGCCGTGTTGGCTGTGCTGCCGGAGCTGCGTCAGCGCCTGGTGCTCAAGTCGAATGCCAGCGCAGCCATCGAGGCCTGGAGCACTGTCGGCGATCTGCTCGACTGGTACGGTGACCGCATGTCCCGTGACCGTTCGCTATCGGACAAGCGCAAGGCTGGGGGCAAGACCGCGATCGCGTGCCACTTGAAACCACGCTTGGCCGATCTGCTAATTCGCGACGTCAGCGCCCAGAGCCTCGACCAGATGCTGATGTGGCCACTGCAAGCCATCCTTTCACTGTCCTACGTCCAGCAGCTCTATCGCCTGCTGTCCGCCGCATTCCGCCAGGCGCATAAGTTGGACCTGATTCCGACGAACCCCATGGCCGGCATGAAGTTCGCCGACTTTACCACCGCGCGCATCGTGCCCAAGGCCGCCCGACTGCGCGGCGTGCAGATCCCGGACGTGCTCGGCTTGCTGATCGAGCGTTTCGAGACGGCGCCGGGTGACGCCATGCTGGCGCTGATGATGCTCTGCCACGGCACTCGAATCGGCGAAACCCGCATGACACGCTGGGCCGACATCGCGATGCCAGAGCGTGAGTGGTTCATCCCGGCCGAGCACACCAAGACCCGGACCGAGCATCGCCTGCCGCTGACCGACCAGGTATGCGCTCTGCTGCGTCGGTACCGCGCCGTCCAATTGGCAGCCGGCTATCAAGGCGCCTACCTGTTCCCATCACGCCGTGGGCTGGCACTGAGCGACAACCAGGCGAGTGCCGTATTCACCCGGCTGGGTATGGGTGAGTGGACCAGCCACGACTTACGCAAGGTAGCCCGTACCGCCTGGACTGACCTCGGTATCGACGGGCACATCGGCGAGATGCTGCTCAACCACTCGCTGGGCAAGATTGCTTCCACATACATCAATACCCAGGCCACAGAGCAGCGTCGATTGGCGTTGGTGAAGTGGCACGACTGGTTAGATGGGCGTGGCTTCAAGGCGATTCACGGGCAGACGGGCGTTAGATATGAAGATTCGCAAAATGCCCTGCAAGCCACGGAAGACAAGGGCTGCAAGGTGATTCCACAATTTGTTAATGGCGAGGTTTAAAAATGGATAAAAGGAATCACGGACCCGCCTTTGTGCGCTGCCTGATCCCGCTCACTGACTGCTCGTCGTGTGCTGGGAAGGGGATCATCCAAGGCGTGTTTCACCAGCTCGACTGCGTCGGTTGTCATGCCTCTGGCCAGGTCCATGCGATCACCCTGGAAGCGCTAGCAATGGAAGACCTGGTGGTGCAGTTGGGCATGTTGCTGCGTCGAGAGCGTCAACTCGCAAGCCTGGTGCCGGCTGCTAACGACACCGCCGAGCAGTACCAGCAGAACAACAGTCGTGGCGCCGGCCGCTCGTCTTTCAAAGGGGATTGATTCATGGCGAGAACAAAGAGCTTCACCGAGCGCACGGCTGAAGACCTGCTGGAGCATTGGGGGCGTTGGGTTGTGCTGGGCTCGGGCGTGTCCTGCTGCGCGTCCCGGGAGAACACGCTGCACACCCCGATGATCACCGACGACGACGCGCTAATGATTGATGGACTGATGGGACGGCTGCTCAAGCGGTATCCGGAATGCGGCAAAGTACTGATGAAGTACTACACCGCCCGCGACAAGGCGCTGATCGACGTCGGCAAGAAGATGGGCTTCGGTGAAGAGAAGACCCGGCAGCTTTGGAAGGCGGGAATTGCATGGATCGATGGCGCTCTTGATGTTCGCAGAGAGGCCGCTTGACAAGGCCGGGGACGAACTATAGATTCCAGTTACTTTGCGGTTTTTCCGCGTGCAAAGCCCATCACCAAGATGGGCTTTTTGTTTTTTTGGGTTTCGACTTTTGGAAAGGACGGCTTCGTGGAAGGGATCAGCCCATCAGTTTGGTTTCCTGTAATAACTTTGATCATCGGTGCCTTTCTTAAGGCTATTTTTGACTCATGGACGGAGAAAAGACGGGCTGGTTTCGACAGGGAATCAAGAGTCGAAAAGCGCAAAGAAATCATTCTCCTTCAGCGGATTGATCTTCAACGAAAAGCGCTCGGAGACATACAGATCGCTATTTCTGACTTGATGCGCTGCACTACGGTCTTGCACTTTGCTGAATGCAAGTTGAATGCAGAGATTGGTCGTTGGAGAGGTGGAGACCTTCCCGGCGATGTGAGCGACCTGTCCAGAACTGCCTTTCGTCAAGTTACACTCGCGAAAGTTCGGGTACGCGACGAGCATGTTAGGAATATGGTGGATCAAGTCTCAAAACTATGTTTAAAAGTCTCATTTTCTGTGTCGCCTGACGAGTCGGAGGATGCTGTTCTTACTGCTGGCATTCTTTTCAACGAGTTCAACGCAAAGGTTGGGGAGTCTCTTAGGGCTCTTGAAGATGAAGAGCAAGCGTTGCTCATTTAGCAGCAGGTGAGTCTGACTCCACCCCTTTCGACTTAATAAGTAAGCCCGGCCAAGTGCTGGGCTTTTTGATTTCTGTACTTCAATGAGCCTCGGCATTTGCCGGGGCTTTTTCGTTTTCGGCTTCCATGCCTGCCTCTTTGCTCTCAGGCGGATTGCAGTGCATTGGACGCCGTCTTATTACTCAGTCCCACTAGGGAATCAGGGCACCGCCCAGCTAAGGACCACTGATGAACACAGAACACCAGGCGCTTGCCGATGTGCCACTTTGGTTGCTGATACTGCTGAGCATGGCCGGATTGTCCGGGGAGATGCTGAGGGCTTCGGGCGCTGACTTGGGGCTGCGCCAGGTCCTTCAGCGGGTGGCCCTGCGTTTTCTAGCGTCAGGCCTGCTGGGTATGGCCACGCTGCTCCTAGCGATGGCGGTGTGGGCCAATCTTTACCTAGCTGCTGGCTTGGGCATCGTCATTGCTGTTATCGGCGCTGACGTTGCCGGTGGTCTTTACACGAAGTTCTTGGCGAAGAGGGTCGGCATCAGCAGCCCTGACCGCCAGGTAGATGGGCAGTAAATATCACAAATTTATAATCATCGGGCGAGGAGCAGGACGAATGGATGGAGATCATGTGAAAGGTGTCTTTCTGTGGTCTTGCACAGTTTTGGGGCGTGAAAAGTCGCCGGGGACCCTGGGGTTATTCGAGGGGTACGGGGTCGGAAACCCGCGCGAAAGCGTTAGCGGGACACCCTCCAGCTTAGTTAACTGGTTAACTCCATCTCTGATTTTGGCTGAAAGCCAAGTAGGCCGTGGCTTGTAGCCGGTTAACCGAGGCAGTTAACCAGATTAACTTGGTCAACCGTCAATGTGGATGAAAGCCTTGGGCACCGCGGCTTTCGGTCGGTTAACCAAGGCAGTTAACCAGTGAGTTAACTAAGCCTCTCAAAAAAATGTCGGAATCAGAGCTGAAGGCCGCGCCGGCTGTGGCTTTCATTCGCTTACTCAAACAGTTAACTAAGACGGTTAACCAGGTTAACTCTTAGCCCTGCCTGGTTAACTGGAAGGCAAGGACATGACCGCTCTAACCAAAGCCGAGTTCGCCGCTCTTCGAGGCTGGTCGAAACCTTATGTGTCGAAATTGGCCAAGACTGGCCGACTGGTGCTGACTCCGACGGGACGGGTAGATGTCGAGGCTACGGATCGACTTGTGCAAGGAACCTCCGATCCGAGCAAGGCCAGTGTCGCTGCTCGACATCAACGCGAACGTGTTCAGCGTAGCCCGGAAGGTCGAATCCCGGTATTGCCGATTGAGCCTTCACCCTTTGTGTCGCACCACATGATGGTGTCTGCTGAGGATATTCCCGACTTTCAGGCGTCTCGTGCGCATCGCGAGTACTTTGAGTCGCGACTATCTGAAAGCGAGTACCTCAAGGACCGGAATGCACACGTCGAAATCGAGGCTGTTAAGTCGGCGGCTTATGCAACGGGCCGCATGGTGCGAGATCTTTTGCTCGGTATGCCACCGCAGCTTGCCCCAGAGCTGGCCGCGATGACCGATCACTGGGAAATCGAAAAGCGCCTCACTGCAGCGTTGCGCCGAGTTCTGGAGGATGCAGAACGCATGTCCTCAGCGGACCTGACCCATACGTTAACAGTAGCGAGCTAAACCCATGCAATCGGAAATGTCTGACGGTGCTGAGGTGTACCGCCAGGCCTATTTCCGTGGCTTGCGACCAGAACCAGATGTCTGGATTGACCAGTGGGCCGACGAGTTCATGCGTATTCCGCGCGATACCGGTGCAGCTGAACCGGGTCAATATCGTACATCGCGGACACCCTATGCTCGTGAACCGATGCGCTGCCTATCACCCGCGCATCCTTGCAAGCGCGTTGTCACCATGGTGGCTTCGCAGTTGATGAAAACCCAGATTGCCTTGAACTGGATTGGTGGCCTGATCCATATGGCGCCGTCCAACATCCTGACCCTTTTGCCGAGCCTCGGCCTGGCCAAGCGGGTTTCGTCGCGGATCGGTAAGACCATCAAGGCCACCCCCGTCCTGCGCGAGCGTGTCGCAGCCATCCGCTCGCGGGACGCGCGCAATACCATGGACACCAAGGAGTTCGAAGGCGGCTCGTTGTACGTGACGACTGCCGGCTCTGCGGCCAACCTGTCGGAGCTGTCCGCTCGTTACATCTACGGAGACGAGGTTGATCGGTGGGAGGTGGATGTTGGCGAGGAGGGCGACCCTATTGAGCTGGCGGAAACTCGGGGAAGTACATTTGGCCGTAATGCCAAGTTCTACTTCTCCAGCTCGCCAACAATCAAGGGTGCCTCGCGCATTGCCGATCTGTTTGAGACTAGTGACCAGCGCCATTACTACGTGCCATGCCCGTCTTGTGGGCATATGCAAACTCTGGAATGGGAGCGCCTACATTTTTCGACGGACTATAGATTGGCGCACTATCAGTGCGCCGGGCTTGACTGTGATGTGCTGATCGAGGAGCACCACAAGGGCGAGATGTTGGCCAAGGGGGAGTGGCGAGCCCACGCCGAGGGTGATGGTGAAACCGTTGGTTTCAATCTCAACGCCCTGTACTCGCCACCGGGTTGGATGGACTGGCGTTCGCTTGCCAAACAGTTCGGAAAAGCCAAAGTTGCCTTGTCGCGAGGCGATCCTGAACCGATGCAGGTGTTCTACAACACCCGTCTGGCCAAGGTCTGGGATAGTTCTCAAGAGCAAACCAAAGCCGATGTATTGATGGCGCGGGCACGTAGGGAACTCTACGGTCTTGGGTCCATGGCATCAGGTGTACTGATGTTAACGGCCTCTGTTGACACCCAAGACAACCGCCTGGAGTTAATGGTGGTGGGCTGGGGTATTGGCATGGAGCGTTGGGTGGTGGATCACCAAGTGATCCCTGGCGATCCGTCGGACGAGCGTACATGGGCCGCTCTTGATGAGTTGCTGAAGGCACGCTATCGCCATCCATGCGGAGCGGATCTGGCAATCCTGGCTACAGCAGTCGACTCCGGCGGTCACCACACCGATGAGGTTTATCAGTTCTGCCGGTTGCGGCGTTGGCGCAACGTGTTTGCGGTCAAGGGGGCGAGCAAGCCTGGAAGGCCGGTGATTGCCCAACGCCCATCGATGGTCGACGTGACGTGGAAAGGTCTGACGGAACGCAACGGTGCCGAGCTATGGTTCATTGGTACAGACACCGCCAAGGACTGGATTTATAACCGCTATCCACTGGAGGACGGCCCCGGCGCACTGCATTTCGCCAATGACTTACCGGACGACTTTTTTGCCCAGTGTGTCGCTGAACGCAAGGTGACGCGCTATGTGAAGGGCTACAAAAAAATAGAGTGGGTCAAAGGCAAAGCCGAACGCAACGAAGCACTCGATCTAATGGTGTACAGCCTGGCGATGGCGCATTACCTCGGTCTTAACCGTTACAAGGAGCGAGACTGGGACAGGGTTCGTCAAGCCTTGGAAGAGGTCGTTCCGCTTAATGAAAGAACCTTTCAGGATAAGCGCCTAGCCGCGTCTGTGGCACCAAAACCAAGAGTAGAGCAGGCCTCTCAGCCGACACAAATTCCCACCCCGCTGGGCGCGCAATTCAGCCCAGTTTTTGCGCAACCCAAACGTCGCAGCTCCAGCAGCAGCTACCTGAAGAGACGCTGATATGTCCTTTACCCAGAAGCACCTCGACGCGGTTGAGGCGGCCATCGCTCGCGGTGAGAAAACCGTGCGCTATGCCGACCGAACCGTCGAGTACCGTACGGTCGACGAGCTGCTCAAGGCTCGAGATCAGATCCGCACCTCGTTGATCAATGCCGCCGGTCCGCGCACTCGCGTGATCCGGCTTTACCACGGAGGCAAAGGACTTTAATGGCCCGTCATTATCCGACGCTGACTCGTACCGGATTCTTGCTGCCGTCGAACATCAGGGCCGGTTACGAGGGCGCTGGCGAAGGCCGTAGATCGGCCAGCTGGGATGCACCCGACAGTGGCATCAACAGTGTTGTCATGCCGGCGCTGCGAAACCTGAGGTCGCGGTCACGGGCCGCAGTACGCAACGATCCATATGCCTTCAACGTCATCGACAAGCGCGTCAGCAACCTGATCGGAACCGGCATCAATCCTCGGCCGAAAACCGAGAACGTCGAGCTGCGTAAATTGCTCCAGGAACTCTGGGATGACTGGGTCGATGAATCGGACGCCGATGGTTTGACCGACTTCTACGGCCAGCAGGCTTTGATTGCTCGCACGGTCGAAACGGCGGGTGAGTGTTTTGTTCGCCTGCGACCACGTAGCCTCGACGAAGGATTGGCAGTGCCGTTGCAGCTCCAGGTACTGGCGCCTGAGTTCGTTCCACACGAAAAATTCGAAAGCACCAAAAACGGCAACATTATTCGCGCCGGGATTGAGTTCACCCCGGGCGGCAAACGGGCGGCGTACTGGATGTACCGCTCGCACCCCCGCGATGCCTCGTCGCTTAACAGCGGCTACAACCAGTTGGTGCGGGTACCGGCAGCTCAGGTGCTGCACATATTTGAACCGGTCGAACCGGGTCAGTTGCGTGGTGTGCCGCGATTGTCACCGGTGCTGAAACGCCTGCGTAGCCTCGACAACTATGACGACGCGGTGTTGTTCCGCCAGGAAGTGGCCAACCTGTTTGCTGGCTTTATCACCAAGCCGCCACCGGAGGCGACACAACAACCCCGCGATCCAATTACCGGTCAACTGCTGACCGAGGATCGGGACGGCTTCACCCCAATGGTCGCGCTGGAGCCCGGCACCATGCAGGAGCTGGGGCCCGGAGAAGAGGTCGAGTTTTCCAAGCCGCCGGACGCTGGCAATAACTACCCGGACTTCATGCGGCAGCAACTGATGGCCGCTGCAGCTGGCACGGGCACACCTTACGAGATCCTCACCGGCGACATGCGCGAGGTCAACGACCGGGCGCTGCGGGTGGTGCTCAACGAGTTTCGGCGGCACCTGGAACAACTGCAATTCAGCATTTATGTGCATCAGCTTTGCCGCCCGGTACGGGCTGCCTGGATGGACATGGCAGTGTTATCGGGTGTCTTGGTGCTGGAAGATTACGCGCAACGTCGCCGCGAATACCTGCGCACGCGCTGGGTACCGCAAGGCTGGGCCTACATCCAGCCTGTGCAAGACGTGCAGGCCCGCCGTATGGAAGTGCAGGCGGGCTTCTCCTCGCGCAGCGAGATGGTTCTGCGCACCGGCTACGACGCCGAAACGGTCGATGCAGAGAACGCCGCAGACCTAGCTAGAGCCACGGCCCTTGGCCTCAATTACAACACTCTTGAAGCCGTCGTCGACCCACTCGACGACAAGGAGCAACCATGAGCAAAAAAGCGCTCCCGCGCATTTACGACAAGGCCGGCAAACGCGTGCCGGTGCAGGACAAGAGCTGGTACGCCGTGCAAGCCAGCGGCGAGGCTGAACAACGTACCATCGAAGTCTTCGTTTATGGCGAGATCGGTTACTGGGGCGTCACGGCCAATCAGTTCGTGCTCGATCTGCAGGCAATGGATGACGGTGTGTCGCCGGTGATCGTTGCCTTCAACAGCATCGGCGGTGACCTGTTCGACGGTCTGGCGATTCACAACGCGCTGTCGCGCCTCGGTGAGCGCTGCACGGGGCGGGTTGATGCCTTAGCCGCCAGCGCGGCCAGCGTGGCGGTCTGCGGCGCGCACCGAGTGGTGATTGCGGCCAACGCGATGTTGATGATCCACAACCCCTGGACCTATGCATCTGGTGATGCCGAGGATTTCCGTAAGGTGGCTCAGGTGCTGGACCAAACGATGGAAGCCATCATCGCGGCCTATAAATCGAAGGCGCCGGACATCGATGAAACCGAGCTGAGGCGGATGGTCGACACAGAAACCTGGCTCACCGCCAATGAAGCAGTGGCGCTGGGATTGGCCGATGAAGTGGGCGAGGGCGTGAAGGTCAAGGCCTGCCTCGGCCAGGGTGGTGTGCTGCAGCGTTACCAGCACGCACCGGCCGATTTGCTGGCCCAGCTAGATGAACCACCAGAACCGGATCCGGAATTGGAGCCTGTCGATCCACCACCGGCGCCGCCCGTGGTCGACTCGACCAAGCTGGCGCTGATGATCACCCAGCGTTGCGCAGAAGCGGGGATCAGCAACCTGGTCGCGCCGCTGCTCAGCTCGACCAAGCTTGAAAGCGAAGAGATTGTTCAGGCAGGCCTGACACGCGCCAAAGCGGTGAATGACCTTTGCGTCGCTGCACGGTTGCCAGAGTTCAGCGCGGAATACGTCGCCGCCGGTTTGGATGCACCGGCTGTTCGGGCGCGGCTGTTTGACAAGATCGTGAGCGGCGGCAAAGGCTTCGAAATCGACAACAGCTTGCCCCTGGCCGATGACCCACCGGCCAAAGTACTGGCCAGACAACCCGACCCGCCTGGCATTTACGCAGCCCGTAAAGCTGCTCAGACCGGACAAGCCCACTCTGCGAAAGGAGCTAGACCATGAGCATCAAGAAAGAACCGATTCACGCTGGCGAGTTTCTCCTGTCTGAAGGGACTGGCAACATTTCTCGGGAAACGATCAACGTGGCGGCAGGGCCTGCTCTCAACTCCGGCCAAGTGCTGGGTCAGGTGACTGCCAGTGCTGAGTTTGCCCCCTATGTACCTACCGCTGAAGACGGTACGCAAACGGCTGTGGCCATTCTGTTTGGGCCGCTGGGTCAGTCAGACATCGTGCGTCGCGGCCGCGCCGTGGTGCGGCTGGCCGAGGTCAGCGAAGTGCATCTGACCGGGCTCGATCCGGAGGCTGAGAAAGACCTGGCCGAGCATTTTGTGATCGTTCGCTAAGACGTTCACTCACGTTTATCCACCCCGCCTTGAGCGGGGTTTTGCATTTTTGGAGAGTACCCATGGCCGATATCGCCATTTTTGACGACGAAGCGTTTTCTGTTTCCTCGCTGACTGCTGCCATCAACGAACAAGAATACTTGCCCGGCCGCATCAGCAGCCTGGGCTTGTTTCAGGAAGAGGGCATCACCACCCTGACCGTGCAGATTGAAAAGGACGGCGACACCTTGGCCTTGGTACCCGCAGGTGAACGCGGTAGTTCCGGCCTGGTGGTTGGTGCCAGCAAACGCACTCTGATCCCGTTCAACACCGTGCACCTGCCGCAGCGCTTCACCATCAAGGCCGACGAGATCCAGGGCATTCGTGCCTTCGGTACCCGCAATGAGTTGCAGGCGGTGCAGGATGTGGTCAATGCGCGCCTGCTCAAGGCTCGCCGCCAATTGGACATTACCCACGAATTTCAGCGCATGGGGGCGTTGAACGGGTTGATCCTCGATGCCGATGGGCAGACTCCATTATTGGACATCTATGCGCGCTTTGGTGTGGAGCGCCAGACCCTGTCGATGGGCCTGGGTGATCCGGCCACCGAGCTGCGGATTAAATGCGGCGAAGCACTGGACAAGCAAGAGGACGCTCTCGGCAGCGTGACCAGTTCCGGTTCCCGCGCGTTCTGCGGTAAGCACTTCTGGAACAAGCTGGTCGTCCACAAGTCGGTCAAAGAGACCTATCTCAACACTTTGCAGGCAGCTGCTTTGCGCGGCGATGCGCGTGAAAGTTTCGAGTTCGGCGGGATCGTCTGGGAACGCTATCGTGGGAAGGTGGCGGGCGTTTCGTTCGTTCATGACGATAATGCGCTGCTGGTACCCGAGGGTGTGCCGGATCTGTACATCTCTGCGTTCGCTCCGGCCGACTATATGGAGACGGTCAACACCCAGGGCATTCCGTACTACAGCAAAATCGAACCACTGCCGTTCAACAAAGGTATGGCTGGCGAAGCCCAGTCCAACCCGTTGCACCTGTGCACTCGGCCTCGTGCGCAAATCCTCTTGGAACTCTGACCATGGGCTTTCGGGACCTGGTCGATGACATCGACAGCACCGTGTTCGACACCCTGGCTGACACTGGCTACATCGAAGGTCGCCAGGTCCTGGGCATGTTCTCTGCCCCTTGGCTTCAGCCGCAAATGGGACGGCTGAACACCGGCCTGCGGGAGCCGCGCTTCGTCATTCGTGTGGCCGACGCCGATGGGGTGGACAAGGCGCAGACGGTGCGTATCGATTTGCCGGCGCTGGATGGCGGCGGCGTTTACACCCTGGTCAATGTCGAGCCCGGCGGGGATGGTCTGGTGGCATTAATATTGAGGATGCAAGCATGAGTGTGGGGAGTTACTACAAGACATCCGCCAACAGCGCGATGATCACGCTGCAGCCTTCAGCCTCCGATCTTCAGGCCTTCCAGGAGTTTGCCGCACGGGTGCCGAAGGCTTCAGCCGTTGCCCAGCGGCGCGCGATCAACAAGACCCTCGGGTGGTTGCGCACCCAGATCGCGCGTACGGTCGGTAAACAGGAGCGCATCGCGGTGGCTGCCGTACGGCAACGGCTGCGCAGCTACCCGGTCAAGGGGGATACCGGGCAGGGCAAGCTCTGGTTCGGTATCAACCCCATCGAAGCCAGCCGGATCGGACGACCTCGGCAGGGCAAGGCGGGCGTGTCGGTGGCCGGTCGTCGGTACCGTGGTGCGTTCTTCAAACGGGTTTACGGCAGTCGCGCCGATATCTGGATACGCACCGGCAGCAAGCAATTTTCTGCCGATGATTACCCAGACACTCACGCGTCCGCCGGTGGTGGCCACCGCTCTGGATGGATCTCGGAAAACGACAACCGATTCCCTTTGGCGAAAGCCAAGGTGTCGCTCGAAGACGTTCGTCCGCATTTCGAGTCCTGGGCCCGGCGGGCGAATGAGCGACTGCTGGTGTTACTCAAGCAAGAGCTGAATTTTGAACTGCAGAAATCTTTGAAGGGGAGCTCGCGTGTCTGATCAGCCATTCAGCCTGGATCAACTCTACAGCGCGATCGAGCAACATTTGCGCGAGGCATTGCCTGCGGTGCAGTACGTCGCGACTTGTCCGGATATTCGGGATCGGGTGGCTCTGCCGGCCGTGTTTCTTGAGCTGGCCGAGTTGGAACCGGGTCGAGACATCGGTACCGGCGAGACGACGCTGGTGGCCAAGTTTGAGGCGCGGGTGATCGTGGCGCCGGAGCAGGCCCATCATCAACAGAAGGCCGCGCACTTGGCCGCGCAAATTGCCGTGCTGCTGCGCATGCAAAATTGGGGCTTGGCGGTAGAGCCTGCCGAGTTCATTCAGGCTTCGCAGGACTGGACCAAACCCGAACTGGATGGTTACACCGTCTGGGTCGTGGAATGGACGCAGCAGATCTACCTCGGTGAGATCGAATGGGCTTGGCCGGATGAGCCGCCCGGCACGCTGCTGTTCGCCATCCACCCGGGCGCGGTGGATCCTGACGCGCCGCTCATGGCGCCGGAGGATGCATGAGTTACGCCGGCGCCGAGCATGACCGCATGCTGGCCGGGCTGGTCAAGCCGTGCTTCGTCGTCGCCCTGGACCTGGCGGCGGTGCCGCCGGTGTGTCGGGTATCGGATGGCGAATGGACAAGCGCCTGGGTGCGCTGGCACAGCCTGGCCGCCGGCAAGGCGCGGCACTGGCGGGTGCCCAGCATGAACGAACAGGGCTTGCTGATCAGTACCAGCGGTGACGTGTCACAAGGCACCTTCGTGCCGGGGCTGTACGGCAACGCGGGTCCGGCCCCGGACACCCGCGACCATGTCGAGCGCTGGCTGTTCGACGATGGCGGCTCGCTGACCTACGACTGGGAGGCCAAGCGGTACAGCATTGTCTTGCCGTCTGGCACTGTCGCGATTCAGGTTGCCGAATCGGACCTGACCGTTACGGATAACGCCGTGGTGGTGAAGTCCGGGCATATCACCCTGGACGGTCCTTCGTTGCTTAATGGTGACGTGCAGATCAATGGGCTGTTACGCGTAACGGGCGACATTTTGGGCGGCGCCCGGATTCTCGACACCGCCGGCAATACGTCGAACCATCAGCACTAAACGCAACCCTTTAACCAGCCCGCCGCGTGCGGGCTTTTTGTTACCTGGAGAACACTGTGGCCAATCCCACTACCCCCAAGGCCGAGGCGGAAAGCCCGCGGCCGATCACTTACCAGGACAGCGCGTTCACGTCACGAACCCTGATCATGAACAGCGCCCGGCAGCATGCGGTAGTCGCCGGCAAGGTCACGGTCAGCAGTGCCGACGCCGAGGCGCTGGCGTTCCTCGACAACGACCCGGCTTTCCAGCGCTTGCCGGAGTAAACCCATGATCGGAATGGACCGCCATACAGGGTTGCCGATTTCGGGCATCGAGCATTTGCGCCAGTCCATTGCCGACATCCTCGGCACGCCGCTGGGCTCGCGGGTGATGAAACCCGAGTACGGCAGCAAGGTGCGCCGCTTCGTCGACCTGCCGGTTAACGCCGGTTGGAAAAGCGCGGTGCAGGCCGAGGCGGCCCGCGCCCTGGGGCGCTGGGAGAAACGCCTGACGCTGGAAAGTATCCAGGTGATTGCGGTGCTGGATGGGCAAGTGCGCTTTCGCCTGCGCGGCACCTTCAACGATGTGCAGATTGAAACAGAGGTGGACGCATGAGCACTCTGGACCTGGCCAGCCTGCCGGCGCCGACCGTGATCGAGGCGCTGAGCTTTGAAGAGTATTACCAGCAGGCGTTAACCGAGTTTCGCGGACTGATGGGCAGCAGCTGGACCGCCGCCCTGGAGTCGGACCCGGTGGTCAAGCTGCTGGAACGGGCGGCCTATGAAAAGCTGATGACCCGGGCCCGGATCAACGACGCGGCCAAGGCGCAATTGGTGGCCTTTGCACGCGGGGCTGACCTGGATCACCTGGCGGCCAACTACAACGTCAAGCGCCTGACCGTGATCGAGGCCGACCCCATGGCCGTGCCGCCGATCGAGGCGCAGTACGAGGAAGACGATTCGCTGATGGAGCGGGTGCTGTTGGCGTTCGAGGGCATGGCCGTGGCGGGGCCGAGCGGCGCCTATGAGTTTCACGCGCTGTCGGCCGATGGCCGGGTGGCCGATGCCAAGGCCAGCAGCCCGAGCCCGGCCACCGTGCTGGTGAGCGTCCTTAACCGGCTCAATGGCGGCGTGGCTACCGAAGACCTGTTGAACAAGATCCGCCTAGCGCTGAGCGACGAGACCATTCGCCCGGTCGGCGATCGGGTGATTGTGCAGTCGGCCGAGCTGATCGATTACGAAATTGAGGCGGTGCTGTACCTGTACCCGGGGCCGGAAAACGAACTGAGTCTGATCGAGGCCAATGCCTCAAAAAATCGCTACATCAACACCCAGCGCCGTTTGGGTCGGGACATTCGGCGTTCGGCGATCCATGCCGCGCTGCATGTGTCGCGGGTGCAGCGGGTCGAGCTGATCAAGCCGGCGGCGGATATGGTGATCGCCGATCACCAGGCGGCCAACTGCATCAGCTCGCTGGTGACGATCGGGGGCACCGATGAATGATGCCAGCCTGTTGCCGTCCAACCGCACGCCGCTGGAGCAGGCCCTGGCGCAAGTGGGCCTGGAAAATCCGGGGCTGGCGGACGTGCTGCGCGACACCAAGTCGCCGGAAAATTGCTCGGCGAACATGCTGCCCTGGCTGGCCATTGAACGCAGCGTGGACCGCTGGGACCCGGAATGGTCGGAGGACATCAAGCGCAAGGCGGTGCGCGCCTCGTTCGAGATTCACAAGCGCAAGGGCACGATCGCGGCGCTGCGCCAGGTGGTCGAGCCGTTCGCCGACATCATCGAAATTGCCGAGTGGTGGCAGCTGGAACCGATGGGGCCGCCGGGCACCTTTAGCCTCGGTCTGGCGTTGCTCGATACCGGCCTGAGCGATCGCGGCATTGCCGAGCTGGAACGGATGATCACCGACACCAAGCCGGTCAGCCGGCACCTGGTGGGCCTGAGCATTACCTACAGCCCGAACGGGGAGTTTCACCTGGGCGCGGCCGTGTTCTCGGGCGATGAAACCGAAATCCTGTCGCCGGAGCTGATGGCGGGCGACTTCGTCGACCTTGAATTGATCATGCTGGCCAACGACCTGAGTTATTTCAGCCACCAACTATTACCCGGACTGATGAGGCTTACATGAGCGAACTTTCAGACCGCCAGCGTGCCGCCATCGAACTGCTGGAGGCGGCGGCGCAAGTGGCGCACGACATCGTGCACAAGCCGGCCGGGGAGGTCGTCGACACCGAGTCGGGACCGACACCGACCTTTCAAGCGCTGTCCGGGATGATTCTCGACCTGGTGGGCGGGCTGTTGCTGCCGCGCCGCGTGGCGATCGCGTCGGCGGGCGCGGCGCTGGCCTTGGACGTGGCCTATACCGCCGGCGTGTCGTTCTTCGACGTGACCCTGGATCAGCCGCAGTGCGCGCTGACGTTTCTCAATACGGCGGTGCCGGCCGGTTATACCTGGTCGTTTACCGTGCGCCTGGTGCAAGGCACCGGGGCCAACCAGGTGACGTTTCCGGCCGGCATTCAATGGTCGGGCAATCGGCCGCCGCTGCTGGCGTATGACGCCGGCGCGGCCGACTGGGTGTCGTTCACCTGGGACGGCGCGCACTGGGTCGGTTTACATGAAGGGAGCTGGTTCAATGTTTCAAGTCCCGCTTAACAGTCGACGCCCGACCAGCCAGAAATCCATGCTGGCCAGTGCCCTAAGCATGATCGAAGGGCACCACCGCTTTCTGCAGCACAACACCGGCGACACCACCGACGCCACGCTGCAGCACTACGTGCAGAACACCCAAGGCGTGCTGGCGAACAACCGGCATTTTATCGCGCATTCGCAGATGGAGTACCAGCCCAACGGCGACGGCACCACCGAAGGCCAGTCTTTGCACGTCCTCGGGTATGCCCATGCCTACCTGGCCACGCGGGACCCGCGTTACCTGGAGGCGGCCGTGTGGTACTGGGAAGCCTACGAGGCGTTTTTCTATGCGGGCCAGCCGATCCCGGAGACGCCGCAGCGGCGGATTGCCAACTGGATTGTCAACGCCAAGGAGCCGGTGCTGGCCAACTGGCCGATCAACGCCGCCGAGCCCACACACAGCGGGTTTAAGGGCGTGGAGTTCACTTTCAGCAACGGTGCGCTGGCCATTCCGCACGGCGCGCCGCACTGGGGCGAGTACCTGGACAAGGCCACCTTTGCCTTTGACGGGGCGCTGGCCTGGGATGCGATCAACGCAACCGTGCAAGGCGTGAAGCCGGACGGCGCGACCGACTGGGACCAGGGCGGCGTGCAGTATGACGTCGACTGGATCATTGCCTGGACCGGGCAAAAGATTAATTGGGATGGCGACGTGTTGTCGGAGGGCCATCCGCTGGCCGAGCGCGGCCAGGTGCAGTTGAAAAACACCGGCGTCAACGGCGTGCACAAGTTCAACTATGCGACGCGGCAACCGGTCGAGCATGGCGGCTACCTGATCCCGCGTAACGCGGTGCAGCACAACCGACCGCTGCATGTGCCACTGCTGGGCGGCGTCAACCAGATGGGCAACGCGGCGGACGGCGAAGAGTGGTACATGGACGCCTGTTATCTGCTGTGGCGGATCACCGGCGAGAGCCGTTACAAAAAGGCCATGGACGCGTGCCGCTTTACCGCGCACGAGTACACGCAAATCGACTCGACCGACCGTTTTTTTCGGCAGAGCACGACGGCGGGCACGCCGTTTACCGATGGCATTTCCTACGAGTTCACCTACCCGGACACGGTGACGCCGGTGCTGGGCCGCGACTCACTGGGCTACATCACGCTGCAGACCGACGCGGCCGCCCAGGTGTCGATCGAGCAACAATCGGTGTGGTTTCGCATCAGCGCGGATTCGCTGGTGCGCACCGTTTACGGCGGCGTCGACATCAACAACGGCCCGCTGACGGCCAAGGTGGAAGTGACCATTTCCCAGGACAAGGCCGAGGGCAGTGGCATCAAGTACGGCTGTGCGCTGCCCAAGTCGGTGTCTAGCGTCGAGCTGGTGACGCACGACATACCGCTGTCGCAGTTCACCCGTCTGACCAAGGACGACGGCAGCGAGTACATCATGGCCGACCTGCGCGCCGTGGCGAGTTCGGACGATATCGTCTCGGTGGAGAGTTACGAACCGGCGATTTTTGAAGGACGCGCCGGCACTGTGGTGAAATCGTTTTTCCCTGATGACGAGGGCTGGTACTCGATCGGGCATTACCTGCTGGCCAGCGAAAAGGCGCCGATGCACAGCATCACCTATCGCGCGGACGGCTATTTCAACTTGCGCTTTGCCGATGACAACGGTTGGCGCTGGTGGTGGATGCTGCCGCCGACTGACGGCGCCTTTGTCACCCTGCAGATTCGCCCGGAGGACGCCACGCTGTCGGGCTATCAGCCGGGCGCGGCGGGGCGGCCTAATCCGGCGGCGCCGGTGTATTCGCAGATCGAAGAATTCAGCATTCTGATGGATTCGTCGGACACCAACCTGACCTTTGAATATTACTGCATCAACGAGCTGCCGCCGGCCTTCGCCGAGCAAGACGGTTACACGCTGCAGTATCGCTTGACGGTCAGCGGCCAGGCGCAGTTTCGGGGGCTGGTGGGTGATTGCACGATTCGCAATTACCGCAACGATTCACTGGCCTATTGCCCCGGGGTGATCCCGTTTTCGAACATCTATTCGGAGGGCACCGACCAGATCGGCGCATGGCACGGCATGCCGTACCCGGGTTATCAGTACCCGTTTATTTACTGCATCGATCCGCTGGACCAGTACGTCGGCGAACTGCAGAACATGGTCGATTTTCTGTACGACTCGCAGCAGTGGTATCAGCAGCGCTTCGGCCAGCTCGGCCCGGGCGCCTCGGCCTACGTGTGGAACCGCTGGGACAACTACAAGTACGGCGACCCGGACACCTGGACCATGCACCACTGGGGCACCGGTACCGCCTGGAGCGGCTACCAACCCCGGGCCATGATGGGCGCCTGTCGCGCCTGGTATGAGCTGGTGCACCAGGGCAAGCCGGTACCGCCCAAGCTGATCGCCTACGCGGAAAACTGGATCACCTGGTTGATTCAGTTTGTGAAGACGCACGACGGCATATTGCCCACGGACTTTCCCATGGCCAGCGTGCCGCAGCCGGTGCCGGACGACTTCACCGGGCATATGACCGGCTTGTGGCTCGCTGGGGCCTGCCTGGCGGGTTTGGCGGGCTGTCAGGTGGCAGAGCTGGACGTGTTGATTGAGGCCTGCGTCAGCGAGCTGCAGCAGTACTACGTGGTCACGCCCGTGCCGGGCCAACCCATGAACGGCAGTTGGTCACCGGCGGTGCGCCTGGGCAGCGATAACGGCATGTTCTTCGGCTTTTGGGCCGGGGAGATCCTGCGCGGCCTGAGCCTGTACATCCAGTACCGCACCCTCGGGGCGGGGGCGAACATCTACGGCGCGCCGCTCCCGGCGTAGCCATTCAAGGCCCGGCCGGCAAGGCGGGCGCAGACTTCAAGACAAGGCGCAGGTATGGCAGAGCAGGATATTATTTATATCGCGATGCTGACGGAGGTGGGCGCGGCGCAGTTGGCCAAGTCCATTGCCAACGGCACGCCGTGGAAAATCCCCAAGATGGCGGTCGGGGATGGCAACGGGGTAACGCCGCTCCCGTCGAAATTGCAAAAGAAGCTGATCAACGAAAAGCTGCGTTTCAACCTCAACCGGCTGACGGTGCAGAGCGAAAAGTCGGCGATCGTCGCCGAGGGCATTCTGTTGCCGGAAATGGGCGGCTGGTGGGTGCGCGAGGTCGGCCTGTACGACGACGCCGGGCTGTTGATCGCGGTGGCCAGCTACCCGGCCACCTACAAGCCTGTGCGCGAGCAGGGCAGCGGGCGCACCCAGGTGATCCGCCTGGTGATCCAGATCAGCAGCACGGCCACCGTGCAGATCATCAACGACCCGAACACGGTCACGGCGACCCTCGGGGTGGTGCAGGAAGCGATCGACCAGGGCGACGCGGCCACCGCGCGCAAGCTCAAGACACCGCGTGCCATCGCACTCACGGGCGACGCCACGGGGGAAGGGCAGTTCGACGGCTCGGCGGCCTTGAGTATCGCCTTGGCGCTGTCCAAGACCGGCGTGGCCGGCGGCACCTATACCAAGGTGACGGTCGACGACAAAGGCCGGGTGAAATCGGCGGGCAATCTGGCGGCGGCGGACATTCCGCCGCTCGATGCCAGCAAGATCACCAGCGGCACGTTGGATCGCAACACCACCGGCAACGCCGGCACGGCGACCAAGTTGCAGACCGCGCGCAAGATCAGCTACAGCGGCGACCTTGCGGGCAATGGCCAGTTCGACGGCTCGGGCAACGTGGACATCAATCTGACGCTGGGCAACAGCGGCGTGCTGGCCGGCAGTTACGGCAAGGTCCGGGTCAATGCCAAGGGCCTAGTGCTGGAAGGCCTGGCACTGGCAGCGGCGGACATTCCGCCGCTCGATGCCGCCAAGATCACCACCGGCACCCTGAGCCGGCCCACCACCGGCAACGCCGGGTCCGCGACCAAGTGGCAGAACGCCCGAGCGCTGACCTTCAGCGGCGCGGCGTCGGGCGGGGGTTGGCTCGATGGCACCGGTAACCTGGACATTGGTTTGACCTTGGCCGGCTTTGATGCCAGCAAGATCGTTTCGGGGGCGGTGGCCATGCAGCGCGGTGGCACTGGCGGCTGGGACGCACCGTCCGCGCGGGCCAGCCTCGGGGCCGCGTCGCCGGCCTTGCTGTGGCACAGCGGCAACGGTTTCTGGTGGGATAAAAACACCGGGCTGTTTGTGCAATGGGGTGTCCGCGAACTCGGGGATATGCCCGGGGGGATGTGGAACGTGCCGTTCGGCTTCAACTGGGCCTTTGATACGCCGCCGTTTATTTTGATCCCCGTGATTACCCAACTGTCGGGCGGCAATGTGGCGGCCGCGACGGTGACGTGTGCCATGAACGAAGGCACATTGACCAACGGCGGCTTCACCCTGAGTTTCACTGAACATGCCAACAACGTGCAGAACTTCGGTGTGCGCTGGCTCGCCGTGGGCTACCGCTTAAGCCCGATGTAATTCAGGCAATACCCGTTTCACGCAACCGCCGACTGGCGGTTTTTTCGTTTCTTAGGAGAGCGTTTTATGAGTGGCTTCTTTCACGGTATCACGACCAGCCTGGTCGAGTCCGGCGCCCGCATTATCAGCTTGCCGTCGTCCTCGATCATTGGCCTGGTCGACACCTTTACCCCCGGGCTGGGGTTGGTCCAGGACAACGTGCCGACCCTGCTGACCAGCCCGCGCGAGGCGGTGGCCGCGTTTGGCGCTGACTCGCCGATCACCAAGGCCGCGCTGACGATTTTTGACCAGGCAGCGGCGGCCATTGTGGCGGTTGGGGTGACGTCCTCGGGCGAGGCGGCGGCGGTGACCAGTGCAGTGATCGGCGGTGTCCAGGCGAGCGGTAAACGTACCGGCCTGCAAGCCCTGCTGGATGGTAAGAGCCTGTTCAACCTTCAACCGCGGCTGGTTGTGGCGCCCAAGCACAGCGCGACCGAAGCGGTGGCCGTGGCCATGGGCGTGCTGGTGGGCAAACTGGGCGCGATCGGCATCGTCGACGGTCCGGGCACGACCGACGAGGCCGCGATTGCCTATGCCCTGGAGCTGAGCAACAAGCGCCTGTTCATGGTCGACCCAGGCATTAAGCGCTGGAACACCACCACCGACGCGGAGGAAGTCCAGGCGGGCTCGGCCATGGTGGCCGGGTTGTTCGCCCAGACCGATGCGCGTTATGGCTTCTGGTCGTCGCCGTCGAACAAGGAAATTGCCGGCATCACTGGCACCGGCCGCGCCGTGGAGTACCTGGACAACGATCCGTCGTGCCGGGCCAACATCCTCAACAACGCCAATATCACCACCATCATTCGCGATGGCGGGTATCGCCTGTGGGGCAACCGCACCCTGTCCAGCGATGAAAAATGGTCGTTTGTCACCCGGGTGCGCACCGTGGACATGGTGATGGCGGCGATTCAGGCGGGCCACCGCTGGGCGGTCGACCTGGGCATCACCAAGACTTACATCAAGGAAGTGACCGAAGGCCTTAACGCCTTTATGCGCGACCTCAAGGCCCAGGGCGCGGTGATCAACTTCGAGGTCTTTGCCGACCCCGAGCGCAACACCGCGACCCAGATCGAGCAAGGCAAGGTGGTCTGGTCGATTCGTTTCTCTGATGTGCCGCCGGCGGAAAACCCGATTTTCGAAGTCGAGGTAACCAACCAGTGGATGACCGAAGTTCTCGACGTAGCCTAAGGAGGCGCGCACATGATTCCTGAAGTACTGCACAACACCAATATGTTCGTCGGCGGTAACAGCCTGCAGGGCGATGTCCCGAGCCTGAATTTGCCCAAGCTGTCGGTCAAGGTCGAGGAATACCGCGCCGGCGGTATGGATGCGCCGATCGACATGGACATGGGCCTGGAAAAAATGGAGGCCAGCTTTACCACCAACGGCGTGCGTCGCGAGGTGCTGAAGCACTTCGGCGCCTTCGATCAGACCGGCTTTAGCGCTTCGTTCCGGGGCGCGTTCAAGGGCCAGAAGGGCGCGACCAAGGCGGTGGTGGCCACCCTGCGTGGCGGCCTGCGTGAAGTCGATCCGGGGGAGTGGAAGCCGGGCGAAAAAGCCGAGTTCAAATACGCGGTGTCCGTGACCTATTACAAGCTGGAAATTGACGGCCGGGTGATGTTTGAAATCGACCCGCTCAACTGCGTGCGCGTCATTGACGGCGTGGATCAACTGGCCGCTGAACGCGCCGCCCTAGGCATTTAAGGATTAAGACAATGACGACTGCCAAGACACTGCCAAGCTGGTTGGAACTGACCGACGAGGGCGCGAACATCACCTTGCGCACCCCTTCGGAGATCAACCAGGTGAAGGTCCAGCGCGTGAGCCTGCGCTCGCCCACGGTGGCCGATTTGCGCGCCGCCACCCTGCAATCCGCTGGTGACGCGGAAAAGCGCGAGGTGATCCTGTTCGCCTCCCTGACGGACGCCGGTACCAAGGACATGGAGGCGCTGACGATCGTGGACTACAACCGCATCCAGGCCGGCTATTTTCGCCTGGTCAAAGATGATGAACCTTTCCCCTACGACGATTAAGGCGGTAGCCAAACGGCTGGCCCGGGAGACCCATTTCTCGGCCAGCGAAATCGAAGCCATGCGGTTCGCCCGCATGCTTTGGTGGCTCACGGATTGAGCCTTTCCCTTCGTTACGCGTAACAGGGCATTCCTATGGCAAACAAGATGGCGCTCGGCCTGGTGATCGGCGGCGCGGTCAGCTCGACCGTGGGCGCCGCATTCCGGGACGTGGAAAACCGCGTCAAGTCGCTGAGTGACAAGGGCAAAAAAGCGCGGGTGCTGCAGAGCAGTATCGGCGAGACCATGCGCCTGCAAGATGAATGGAAAAAGGCCCACGCCGCAGGCGAAAAAGGCGCGGCCGGGCTGCTGCGCCGTCTCGAAAACAACCTGACGGTGTTGCGCAAGGAGGGCATCGAGGTCGGCCGCCTGGCGCGGGAGTATGAGCGCCTGGGCCGCGCCGGGCGCAGCGCGGAGTTGCAAGCCAAAGGGCACCACCAGATTGACCAGGGCAAGCAGGGGCTGCGCGACGGTATAACGCAGGCCGCTGTCGGTGCCGGCGCGGTGGCGATCCCGGCCAAGGTCAGCGCGGACTATCAGGCGATCATTCGGGACATTGCGATCAAGGCCGGGGTGGCCAGGACCGACCAGGAAGCGGCGATGTCGCGCCGGGTGATTCAGTCCTCACAAGACCTCGGCATGGGCCGTAACGACATGGCCGACGTGGTTAACCAGTTGGTCGGTGCCGGCATGCAGCTGCGCCAGGCGCTGGAGTTTGCCCCGGTGGCCGCCAAGTTTGTGGTGGGTCAGGGCTCGAACGGCGTCGACACCGCCAAGATGATTAACGCGCTGCAGACTAACGCCCGGATCACCGATCCCAAGGTGTTGGAAAAGGCGCTGGAGGCGGTGGCCTTCCAAGGCCAGGCGGGCAGCTTTGAGGCCAGCGACATGGCCCGCTGGTTTCCGCAGTTGCTGTCCGGCATGGCCGGCCAAGGCATTACCGGCATGGACGCGGTAACCCAGTTGGGGGCCATGCTGCAGGTGCAAATGAAAACCGCCGGCAGCGCCGATGAGGCGGCCAACAACCTCAAGAACTGGGTCGAGAAAATCGGTTCCGGGGACGTGGTCAAGGCTTACCAGGACGCCGGCATTAATTACGACAAGTCGCTGGCGGACGGCATTCAGAACGGCATGTCGACGCTCGAGGCGAGTTTCGGCCTGGCCAAGAAGTACATCGAAGCCACCGACCCGAAAAAGGCCAAGGAAATGGCCGAGGCGACGGCCAAGATCAACAAGGAAACCGATCCGGCCAAGGCCAAGGAAATGCTCACCAGCCTGCAGCAGATGCTGCGCACCGGCGACATTTTCGCGGACATGCAGGTCAAATCGGCGCTGGCCGCTTACGTGCAGAACAAGCCCCTGTATGACCAGTTGAAAAAGGATGCGGGCAACGCCTCGGGCATCCTCGACAAGAACCTGGCCGAGCGCCGCGATACGTCGTCGCAGAAGTGGAGCGAGGCGCTGCAGGCTGGCAACGACGTGTTGCGCAGTGTGGGGGACGCGATTCGGCCCGCCACCGACGCGCTGGCCAGCGAGTTGACCTCGGCGGCCAAGGGCGTGACCAGCATCAGCGATGCGTCGCCGATGCTGGTCATGGGGCTGACCGGCCTGGGCGCCAGTGCGCTGGCGGCCATGACGGTGCTGAAAACCATCAAGATCGGCCGGGGCGTGTTCAATGTCGGCCGGGGTCGCTTGGGCGCGGGTGACGGCGGGGCCCCGGACGACGATTCGCCGGCGCCGCCAGGCGGCCGGCGCCGTAGTCCGGTGGACACCGGCCGGCCAGTGCCCGATGCCCCGGGCGGGAGCAAGCCGGGCGTTCCTGCCGCGCACATTCAAAAGGTCTTTGTGGTCAACGCCGGGGACCTCGGCGGCCCGGGCGCGGGCGGCGGCAGTCGTCGCGCGCCGGGTCGGTCGCGGCGCCCCGGGGCGCCCTCGCCACCACCGCCGGCGGCGCCGCCGTCGTCCGCCGGGTTGGGCTTGCGGGATGTCGGCGGGACGGTGGGCAAGCTGGCCAAGCTGGGCAAGGCGCTCCCGGGCGAGGCGGTGATTGAGGCGGGTCTCAAGGCCTTTGAGACGTTAAACACGGCCAAGACTGACGACGAAAAGGGCGAAGGGTACGGCGCCGCCGCCGGCGGCCTGGCGGGGACCATGGCCGGTGCGGCCGCCGGTGCGGCGATCGGGTCGGTGGTGCCCATCCTCGGCACGGCGGTGGGGGGCATGGTCGGCGCCATGCTGGGCGCGATGGGGGGCGAATCGCTGGGGTCGATGCTGGGCAAGTCGGCGTTCGCCAAGTCGCTGTTTGGCAGTGAGTCGGCGCCGGGGGATGTGGTGCGCTCGATGACGGCGCCGGCGGGCCCGCCGCTACCGCCGTCGCCGCTGTTGCTCAAGCCGGAGATCAAGCCGGCGGCGATCGAGCAGAAAATTACCTTTGCCCCGCACATGCCGATCACGATCGAGGGCGACGTGAAGGACCCGGCGGAGTTGACCCGTCAGCTGGACACGCTGCTGCAAAGCCGCTTCCGCGACTTTTCGCGGGAGCTGGAAGACTCGGCCCGCCGGGCCAATGATCGCCAACTGTACGACAGCCCGCACGTCGGGTAAGGAGGTGCCATGGCCTACATGGAGCAGATGCAAAGCACCCTCGGTTATCTGGCGTCGGCCGGTGAGGCGGGGCGGCGCAGCCTGGACGGCATGCTGGGCCCGGTCAACGGTGCGATCAGCGAAATCACCGGCGCCGCGTCGGAGCTGGAAAGCTTGCCGATCGTGGGGCCGATCGTCGGCGAGAAGCTGCAGCGGGTGATGCGCGGCATCAGCACCGCCCAGGCTAATGTCGGCCGGGTGGTGTCGGTCTACAACCAGGCAACGCGCGCCGCGTCGCAGATCGATGAACGCTTAGGCGTGTTGGGCGTGCAGGCAGCTCGGGCCAAAAGCGCGGTCAACCAGATCGCCGGCAAGCTCAATCCGGCGCTGGCCGACATCCTGCCCACCAGCGTGTTTGCCCCGAACGAAACGCCGGCGGTGGAGGCAATCAAGGCCTTTCCGCACCTGCTGATTCTTCAACCGCACAAGACCAGCGCGCAGCCGTATTACTTCAACCTGGACACGGCCGCCTTTGACGAGCTACGCCGGCAAAGCGCGTTCCGTTGGGCCAGTCAGGAGCGGTTGACGCGGCGCCAGGCGCAACAGGCGGTCGGCATCGGCGATGAAAAAATGACCCTCAAGGGCGCGATCTTTCCCGGGCATAAGGGCGGGCTCAAGCAGCTGGACACCCTGCGCAGCATCGGCAACCAGTTGCTGCCGCTGGGGTTGACCACCGGTTACGGGTTGGTCCTGGGCGATTGGTGCCTGACCAATATCGAGGAAGAACAAAGCGCCCTGCTGCAGGGCGGTATTCCGCGCAAACAAGCCTTTACCCTGGAGTTTGTCCGCTATGGCGAGGACCTGCAGAACCTCTGACGGAGACGTGCTGTACACCCTCTGTCACAACTATTACGGCCATCTGGACGGCACCGTCGAGGCGGTCCTGGAGGCCAACCCCGGGCTGTCGGTCGAGGTCCAGCCGTATCGCGGCGGGCTGCTGATCGTGTTGCCCGAGCTGGCCCGGGGCAGCGATGACCAGGTGATCCAATTGTGGTCCTGAGCGTTACGCGTAACGACCTGTTGAAATTCCCCCGAGCCCCGCCTTAGTGCGGGGCTTTTTCTTGGAGTCGCCATGACCCCCTTGTTTCGGATCGTTGCCAACGGCAGCGACATTACCCGTCTGATCAACGACCGCCTGCTGTTGCTGCGCACCCTGGACAAGCCCGGTATGGAATCGGACGAATTCGAGTTGCGCATTGATGACCGGGACAGCGCCGTGTCGCTGCCTGAGCGCGGGGCCAGCATCGAAATCTATTTAGGTTATGCCGAGACCAGCCTGGTGCGCCTGGGGCGTTACACGGTCGATGAGATCGAGCTGTCCGGCCCGCCGGATACCCTGGTGATCCGGGGCAAGGCCAGCGACATGCGCGGCAGTGGCAAGACCACGCGCAGCGGCAGTTGGGAAGGCGTCAGCCTGGCGGCGATCGTGGCCACCGTCGCCCGGCGCAACGGCTGGGAGCCGGCCTGTACCGTGGGCACGCTCGTGCCCCGGGCTGACCAGCTCGGCGAATCGGATTTTAATTTCATCACCCGGCTGGCCAGGCAACACGACTGCACCGCCAAGGTGGCGGACGGCAAGCTGTTGGTGATGCCGCGTCAGGGTGGCGTCACGGCCAGCGGCAAGGCCTTTGGCGTCGTGACCATCACCCGGGCCGACGTCAGCCGCTTTTCATTCCGTCTCGGCGATCGCTCGACCCACAAGGCGGTTAACGCGCAGTACCAGGACAAGGCCACCGGCAAACTGACGGTGGTCAGCCTGGGCAATGCCGACGCACCGGACGGCCTGCCGCCGGTGCATACCGATCGGCATATTCACCCGAACAAGACCGCCGCCGAGCAGGCGGTTAAAGCGCGCCTGGCCGCGTTCAACCGCTCGACCGCCGCTGTGCGCCTGGAAATGCCCGGGCGTACCGACCTGTTTGCCGAGCGGGTGATTAACGCCTCGGGCTTTAAGGTCGGGCTCGATGGTGAGTACCTGGTCGATTCCCTGGAGCAGGTATTCACCCAGTCCGGCTGGTCGACCACCGTTGAATGCAACGGCGGCAAGCAGGGCAAGGCCAAGGCTAAAGGCAAGAAGCCCACCACGCCGCTGAGAGTCGTTTCCCCGCTGTGATCCCTTAATCCCTCTGGCCGCCTACGGGCGGTTTTTTTGTGCCTGGAGTTCATGTTATGGCTTACCTCCCGCTGACCCAACAACACCTGCTGGCCATCCTGCCCAACTGCCGGCCGGTGGTCGGTGTTTTTCTGCCGGCGCTCAACCGCGCCATGGCTCGCTTTGATATCAACACCCGGGCACGCCAGGCGGCGTTTCTGGCGCAGATCGGTCACGAGTCGGCGCAGCTGACCAAGTTGTCGGAAAGCCTGTATTACAAGGACGCCAAGCGGGTCGCGCAGTTGTTCAAGTATGGCTTTGACCTGAATCACAATGGCCGCGTCGAGCTGGCCGAGGTCGAGTTTGCTAAGGGCTATCTGCGCAATTCGGAAAAGCTGGCTAACCGGGTGTATGGCGGGCGTTACGGCAACGGTCCCGAGGCGTCCGGCGACGGCTACAAGTACCGCGCACGCGGCCTGATCGGTATCACCTTTCGCGACAACTACAGGCTGTGCGGCAAAGCCCTGGGCGTGCCCTTGGTCGAGCAACCTGAGCTGCTGGAGCAGGCGGAATACGCAGCGCTGTCGGCGGCCTGGTTCTGGTGGGATCGCAACTTGAGCGACAAGGCCGACCTCGGGTTGTTCGACGGCATCAGCAGCGTGATCAACGGCGGCGGCAATGGCCGGGCCGAGCGCCGCGAGCTGTGGGCCAAGGCCAGGGCGGTGCTATGCAGCTGATCGACCTGATTCCACCGGCGCTGCGCCCCTGGGCGGTGGCCCTGGTGCTGCTGACGATCGCTGGCGCAGCCGCTAATGGCGCCTGGCTGGCGCAAGACTGGCGTTATGGCAAGAAACTGGCCGAGCAGGCTGGCAAGGTCGATCAGGCGGCGCTCAAGCGCGCCGAGGATGCCCTGGCCGCGCTGACGATTGAGCAGGACAAGCGCGGCGCCTTGGAGCGCCGCCTGCAAGCCAACGATGAAACCCACTACAAGGTGCTCAAGGATGCAAAGAAAACTCAGCAACGCCTGTCTGATGGTCTTGCCATTGCTACTGTCCGGCTGTCAGTCCTTCTTGCCACCGGCCCCGCCGGCGGTGACGGGCTGTCAGCCCCTGCCAGCGCCGGCGGCGTGGTTCATGGAGCCACAAGAGCCGAACTTGAGCCAGCGCATGCGCAACGAATTATCGGCATCACCGACGACGGCGACGCCGGATTGATTGCTCTTGGTGCTTGCCAAGCATACGTGAGGGAAGTGAGTCGGTGATTTGCTTGATCCGATTTGGACTTTGGTTCCGCATAGACGTGAAAGTCGGGGGAGGGCAGAACGACGAGCTGGAGAATCTGTGAGCTGATTGGCTGGATCCATAGCCGATAGCTGCCCTTCGCCGGGGCTTTTGTTGGTGCCTAAGCGATCACTGAAGAGTTCAGCTCAGATCATTCGGGCGTCATTAGGACCGCTAGCGTTAATTTGATGAATTCCTCATTTCGGTCGATCGTATCTAATGCGCCACGCACGTTGTCGGCGACGTCGGCAGAGCCCCGGGCTTCAACCCAGTTGGAAAGCTCCAGGATGGCAGCTTCAAGAGCGAGCTGGTTCTCGTTGATTTTGAATAGCAGGGAAGGGAGCAGGTCTGAATTCGGCAAGGCGATTCCTCTATTGATGAGAGAAATGGTAGCAGTCAGAAAGGAATTTTGTTCGTCGGCAGGACGCCGGGGAAGATTAAACGCCGTCTAAAACTACCTGGACCTTGCTCGGTTTCATTGGTCCGAAACTCGCTAAGGTCGGGGAAGGGTTTTAGACAGCCGCCAGTGCATACCCTGGAATACAAGACCTATAAGCCAATCCCGGTAGTACTGCTGCATGACTGTGGTGCGGCCTTGTATTGGGCGCCATAGAAGCCCTGGGAAAAAATTATCCGTACTTCCTAATGACGTCGTAATTAACGACGAAGTCGGACCTTCTCCCAACTGCGGTCAACGTAAAACGATCCCGTATCGCCCCGAATGGAATAAAGGGTCGCTCTGTAAAAGGCCCTTCGGCGAGAGCAATTCAGCCCGCGCAGTTTTTGATAAGCCCATTTCCAGCCGTGCTTAGGTGCGCCGCTCATATCATTCCCTATGCCAATGTTATCCAGGCCTGATCGTAACTGGTAGCTAATTAGTGGCCAACCATCGATTTTTGGCGTCAAAAACTCATCCCGAATAGCGCCCATCATCGGATAGCACCTGCTCAGATACTCCAAACACCGGCCAAAGGCAGTTTTGACTGTCGTTCGGCAGGACGCGGTAGGTGGGCTTTTTGAGGGGGATTCTTCCCCAAAACGCAACAGTTTTGACCAATGTCTATTGGATTCTTAACCGTCGCGAAAGTGGGTGGTTTTCGGTGCTAATATCTGATTCAAGGTATTGATCTAAAAGGATTTTATCCATTTTGTGCGGCACCCCAGGCTTTGATGTCGTGATTGGATGGTCGAAGCCCGCCTTTTCTGCACAAAACCTGGTCTGGAGGCCGCGTGTTTCCGTTTGCATAAACACGAAAAAGCGGATGTTTTGCCACCTTCGAAAGGGGCTGTATCCGTTTTAAATCAATAGGTTATGTCGATACATTCCCCAGCATGGGGTGCTAGTGCGCTACGGCAGGTGGATGAGTGATAATTAGCTTTCTCACCATAATTAATCCGGAAGTCTTGAAAATGGCCAAAGACACACCTTCAATGGCAAAAAACAAAATGCGTCGTTGTCTTGGGGCAATCATCGATCCACATCCATCTGGCGCTGAAGTTGAAGAGCTTTGGAAATATTTTCAGTCCTCGTGCGCATATTGCGGTATTTCTCTGGCCCGGGCTTCGCGAACCGGACACCTGGATCATATTGAGTCGTCTGCTCTTGGTGGTTCAAACGAAATTCACAATCATCTTCTCGCATGCAGCCAATGCAATGGTGATGAAAAAAGGGAAGAGGATTGGCAGAGCTTTATGGCGAAGAAGGTGACGGATGTCGAGTTGGCAGCTGAGCGACACGCTCATGTTTCAGCCTGGATCGGACGCGCTTGCCGCGAACCTCTTGATCACTCGGTGAGAGCCCAAGCTGAAAATATCATCAGCCAAGCATTGGCAACCTTTGATGACGCGGTAAAAAAACTTCGTGCGTTACGTTCCTGATTGGGACGTCTTAGTGGCGGCTCAACTAGTTTCGGCGCGTTCCGCGTAGGCGCCGCATGATTCGCTACTTAACTTCAGTGGTGAATTTCCCCATCCGACACCAGATTTCGTCACTTGGTTACGATCTCACCTTGAATGATGGCGTTCCAATCCGGGGCCTAGGTGTTGAGTATTATGCAGTATCGGCATACGGTGCCCATGCGCCGCGGACAGACAGGCGAGCTTTACCTTCGAATTGTAGTGTTTTTCTGGTCCGCAATCGTTTGGAGGTATGCGGAAACATTGGGCTGAATGGCAGGCTTTTGAGTCTGATTGCGGACCAGAAAAGCTATCAGAAGGCGCGGCCTGATTGATTTCCCCTCGGGACTTAAAATCCCCCGCTCGTAAGGGCGTGCCGGTTCGATTCCGGCTTCGGGCACCATCTTGCATTCCACTGAGCGCTTTTGAGTTCTTTGGAAGCCTTGAAAAACCTGCCTTCTGGCGGGTTTTTTCGTTTTAGCATTCCGTCGGAATCTTGCCCATTCTTCTAAAATCCAGTCAATAGACCGGCCCTACAAGCTTTTCGACGGTGATGGTCTCTATCTCCTAATCCAACCCAATGGCCGTAACGGCTGGCGTCTCAGGTACGTAAAGCCTGACGGCCGGGAGGGGTTGACCTCCCTCGGCAGTTATCCTGTGATTGGCCTTGCCGAGGCGCACCAGAAGCGTTCGACCTCAAGCATGGCGTATGGGAGATCCCGGATACTCGGTCGGAGCTGGAGGACGTACGCCATTCAACGCGGGGGACGAAAATGGCGGGCGATGTTCATCTGGTGCCTTTATCGCCGAAAGTTGATCAGCTGACGACTCGGCTCAGCAAAAAGATCATTGATTTCGGATTGACGTCACCTTTCCAACGAAGCGGGTGCGTTGAGACTATGCTCATCGCTACAACAAGCAATGCATTGGTTTCAATTGTCGGCCGCCAAGGAAAGGAGTCTGTATGTGTTTAGTTCTTCATGCCCGGTTCTATTATTGGAATGGCCGAATGAGCAGTCTGGTAACGCGTGTCAATCGACGCATTTTGGTCATTGGCGATACACCATCAGTCCGTGAGAATTTGCGCAAGACTCTCGGTCTTGCCGCGAATGCCAAAGATGGCTTGGCGTCCGCTGAAAAAGCTTTGTTCGGCAGTGCCGCAGTGGCTATCTTCGACAGCGCCTCCCGGGATCCGACCAGTGCTGCAACCCTGCGCGCCTCATCAGTTTCGCCCCCGATGTTGGCATTGGTATGACCGTCGAAGGCGTGGAAACCCAAGAGCAACAAACCTCACTGATCTGCGCCGGCTTGCCGATGAATGCTCAGGGCTACTGTTTCAAAGCGGTTAGCGGGCAGCACGCGGCACAACTCTTGATGGTGATGGCCGGCAGCATCGTGCCGCCTCCCCCCACTGACGCCGCAACTCTAGCGATCGAAGACTCGCACCGTCCGGTGAAGGTCGCGAG